CATCTTTCTCACGGACTTTATATGGAAAAGGTTCTTCTTCATACACAACAGGGTCTGCTTTACCTGTGTAAAAGTTATGACGTTCAAGTTTTACTTTGTTATATTGCCCTCTTGCTTTCTCTCTCAGTAATGTTATAGTATTGTATACTGTATAATACTTTGAATGAAGTTGTGGAATCTTTAAAGATTCATCATGTAGGTTATCAGGATCTATAACAGAGTCTCTCTGCCACATTTCCTGAATTTTTTCAAGATCCATTATTTAATAGAAGAGGTCAATTGATATACAGTATACTTGAATGTTGCCTGTGCTGTAAAGTAGTTCACGTCAGTTGATGTTGCATCAAAGTCTAGAGAACTGAGTGACACAGGGAACATATCAAGGAATTTTACTTTAGCAACCTCATTGAAGTTACTGTTGAGAATGCGAAGAGTACCATCTGCAAATTGAAGTGGCATATTTCTTGAATAACCATCTTCATCAGTTGTTATATCTTTGAATTGCTGAGCAGTTTCTGGAAAACCAAGACCATACATCCAATCATGGACGATTCTATAGTTCTCTAGATTCTCATCAACTAAGAATTGAATCGTCAGATCACCAAAAGATAATTTGGTCTCTGGAATATCAATGTCTTTGAGATATGATGATTGTGTTGCAGTTGCTAAACTTATTTCTGGTATTCTAGCAGTATTGCAGAAAAAATCAACCTTAGGAAATCTACCAATATTAAACTTGAATCCAATACCAGATAAGAAATTTCTGTTATTGATTTGACTTGCCCAAGTGCAGGTAGATTGTGATGATGAACTATAAGTCATTATGCTACCCTCTTAGCGTTCTTTGTTGCAGTGGCATACATTACACTTTCCCAATCATCACCATAGCGTTTCTTGAATTCAGATTTCTTGTCCTTCATGGACTTGACAATTTCTTCTTTCTTTTCTTCTTCTGATTTAGTGAGTGCCCTCTCACTAAATTGTTGAAAAGTTTTCATCAGAGGTTTTTAGGTATTTAGACAAAAAAAGAGGGTCCGAAGACCCCCTTGAGAAAATGTGGATCCGATGGATCACATAAGGTTGTTGACCTTGACACGTCTGTAGTAACGGTTCTTGTTACGGGAAAGTGCGCCTGCACCAACGTCGGTTCCTTCTGCGAAGGGGTTAGCAACAATACCATAACGGGTCTTGAAGCCAATCTTGGGCTGGAAGGTGTCCTGACCAACGGCACGAACCATCTGGAGAGGAACGTATGGGCAGTAGAACAGTCCTGCATCATAAGGTGAAGAACCCTTATAACCAGCAACGTAGTACTGGGATGCTGCAACGTTTGCCGAATAAGGATCGATGTATACGCGATACTTACCTGCGAGGACTCCAGCAAAGGTGTTGCCAGTGTCATCAACGTTGAGGTTGGAGTTCAGAGCAGGGGTGTAATCGAGTACGCCTGCCATGGTCAGAGCGGAAGCAACGTCTGCGGAACACAGAATCATGTTTCCCTTGCCTCTACGAGTGCGCTGTGCAATCGCGTTAGCATCTCTTTCGATCTGGAAGATCAGACCTTTGAACTTCTCAACAGACCAGCGACCGTTGGAGTCAACGTCGAGGTCGAAGGTTCCGCCAGTAGCAACGTTAGCCTGTGCGCCAGGTTCTGCAACGTTGTAGATTGTACGGATGACTTCACGGTTGATCTCAGCAAGAATCTCTGTGGAGAGAATGTTTGCGAGTTCAGCCTCAGCGTTCAATCCGTGGATTGCCTTGAGGTCTTGTGCCAGTTCCAAGGAGTACTCTGCTTTCAGAGCTCTGGACTTAGCGGTTACGGTGACTTTCTCGATCGAGAATGCCATCTCGTTGAATGCACCTTCAGTACCGTCGCCAAGGTTCTCAGCGTTATCGGTACGCATACCCTGACCTACGTTGTAGGTCTGAGCATCGCCAGTTGCGGGTGCAGTAGGATCAAGTGCGCCAGGGTTAGAACCACGCTGTGTGGTGGTACCCATACCAACAGTACCGTTGGAGAATCCATCGGAGTTGTTGAGGTTAGCGGACTGACCTGCGAATGCTGTGTCTGCTTCGTTGAACAACGCTTCGGTACCGGATTGACCAGTATAACGGGAGCGCATTGCGAAGATAAGTCCAGTAGGTCCGGACATTGGTTGCACACCTGCGAGGTCATATGCGACCAGGTTAGGCATTGCACGTCTGATCAAGGAGATCAGAACGGGGTCGAAACCAGCAACAGGTGAGGAAGCGCCAGCAGAGAAACCTGCATTTGATCCAGTGTTGGTGGAAACGGTTGGTCCTTCGGAAAGGAATTCTCTCTCTTCACGGAGAGTTGCTTCTTGATTCTCAAGCAGGACTGCGGTAACCGCTCTACGATGGGAATCCTGGATAGGATTCATTCCTTCGTAATCGAGAACGGGTGCCCACTTCTCCTGCAGAGCTTCAGTATTATGCATCTGCATTTGAAATTAAACCTCTATTAAAAGTTAGTTTGAACGTTTATGATTTAAAAATCACTTTTTAGCAGCTCTGGAGAGAGTCTGCAGATAGGCTTGCATCATTGGGGATACTTCCTCGGAAATAACCTCATCGGTAGAAACCTCTTCTGAAAGATTCTCGGAGGTGCTTGGAGTGGACGCTGATTCTGGGAAGTATGAACCTCTCAGAGTTGTCAACTTCTCACGATAGTCTGCTTCACTTTCAAACTCAACATTTTCTGCAAGAGTAGCAAGTTTTTCCTTCTGAGTGTCTGCGAGACCTTCAGCAACAGTGGCAAAGATGCCATCTGCAGAGGATTCTGCTAATCTACGGTTCAGAGCAACATTTCTTTCGATCTGCTCATTGAGTTTACCTTCCATTTCATCAAGTTTATCTACCATGCTCTCAAGTACATCATATTTTTCTTCAGGGATTGATACATAATGTTCTTCAAAAAGACTCTTGATTCCATCAAGGAATGATTCTGTAACTTCAGACTTAAGTCCATTTTCGACTGCGAGTGCGTTCTCAGAGAACCACTCATCAGCAACGTACTCAAGGTAAGAATCAACACGCTCGTTGAGTTCTTCTTTAATTGCAACAACTTCTTCGACGAGTGCTTCTTGATAACTCGCGATCAGTTGCTCCTTGATTGTTTCAACCTTAGAAACAATTGCTGCTTCAAAGATTGTACGTGCCTTCTCTTCAAACTCTTCAGAGAGTTCTTCGCCTTCAAGCAGTGCCTGAACATCTGCTTCAATGTCGAATCCTTCTTCTTCTACGAGTTCTTCTTCAGTCTCTTCCGCCTCGGCAACAATTTCCTCGGAATCCTCGGATACTGCGTCTTCTGCTTCGGAAACTACTTCCTGATCCTCGTCTACTTCTACTTCTTCAGCAGGAGCAGCCTTAGCGTTGACGACATCCTTAACTTGCTTCAAAGTAGCACCAGGCTCTTTTAACTTGTTAGAATCATCATCGGGTCTTGAATTTTCGGGAGTAGGACCGCCGAGATCCTCAACTGGGATACCAGCTGTGGACATTGGCTCAGCAGCAGCAGCTCCTTTCGTTACTACGTTTTCCATTTCTTGTAAATTGTTACCAACGGACATTTGAAATATGTGATTAATTACTTAATTACATATATTTATTTATAATTCAAAGATTTGATAAGAAATTAGTCCATAACTGGAGTTTTTTCTCCTCAAGTTGTCTTTGACCAACGAGAGTATTAATTCTCTTCTTGGTTTGTTCAGCGAGTTGTTCACGGAGGATTCCTCCGTCCCATACCCACTCTTTTCCTTCCATAATTCCATTAACGAAAGCATCAGGTGCAGAAGGATCAGCAACGATATCAGCAGCAGTTGCTAACTGAAAATCTTCACCAACAATCTTACATCCTTCACTTGTGGTTTGGAGTGAACCAACACCACGGGAAGAAACGCCAAGCATTACACCTTCATCAAGAAGGGAAGAAGTAATTTTACCCATAGGGGTGGAAAGGATTTGTGCTTTTCCTTTAAAATTATTACCTTCCTGTACCAGAGAAGTAATCTTATGAGATACGCGGTCAAGATTCACAGTAGGACCTTCGGGGTGACCGAGTTCACCAAGAGCACGACCCTTATTAACGAAAGCTTCGCAATAGCGATTTACTTCTTTGGTAAGAGTTGTAATAGGATACATTCTCCCATTACGGTTCTTGATCTCACCTTGGAGGAAAGTTCCTTCAATATACAGTTTCTTGTTAGTACCGGTACCTTCGGTAATAACCTGTACGTTTGTTACTTCTTCTGTGATAAGTTTCATCTTAGATGTTAAATGCGACGGGGACTCCGGTTACAGTACCACCAGTTGCAGTTACTGCGGCACCAATATCCTTTTCTACAATCTCACTACTATTAGGAAGCAGAGTGAGAGATACTGCTACACTATTAGCAATAGCAATAGTTGACTTATTACTAGCATGACTATTCACCAAACGCACTACTCTAGCTGCAGTGATAGCAGCATCGGTAACAGCAGATTCAGTTCCTAGTGGTTTGACAATCATTCTTCTGATTCCTCTTCTGTATCAGTTTCTGTTTCAAGTTCATCAACTACCTCATCAGTAGTTTCATCATTTTCATCTTCAACTTCAGGGTATTCAAATTCTTGACCAAACATTGCATTGGCAACATATGGTCTTGCAACGTCAACTCTTTCTGCTGCTTTTGCATACAGAAGTTCTTTCATTTTATCGCTAATATTAGACGCCGAAGCATCAGTAGCGATCAAATCGACAACATCTTCCATGAAAAATCAATATGTAATATAATATATTTATAACTCAGACTTTCTGGTATCCTTTTCATACTTGGTATCGAGTGCCATGGCAGCAGCAGATGCTGCTTCCATATCAGGTTCTGCAGGAACTTCTCCCATTCCCATCGCATCTTCACCCATACCTTCCATTCCTGAACCTTCACCACCCTCTTGAGGTAATGGTTGTCCAGTTATTGGATCAATAGTTGATGGATCTGGAATAATACCTTTTTGGATCTCATCTTCAATTTGATTATCAATCTCAATAATTTCCTGATCAGTTTGACGAAGGATTCTCTTTCTTACATATTCCGTAGAGTAGTACTTACCAATGAATGGTTCTACTTGGGAAAGAAGTGTAAGTCTACCTTCAGTAAGTTCTTTCTCTTTGAGTTCGGCAAACTGGTTATCGTATAAGAAATCATATTGAATATGATCTCTCATTACCTCCCAATCTTCAGGAGTAATGATATTCTTAAGAATCAATTGCGTCTTAAGCATGTCATTAAACAATTGAGCAAAACGCTTTCTTAGACGACCAACAAACTTAGCAAACTTTAATTCATCTCTTAGAATCTCAGAAGAACGACCGAGGTTAAAACCACCATCAGAAGCGATTCTGGATTCAGGAACACCAAGTGCTCTGTAGAGTTTCTTCTGGAAATATTCAATATCCGAGAGTTCTCCCAGATTCTGACCACCAGGTAGGGTTGTAATCTCAGTTCCTCTACCACCTTCACGGCGAGGTAACCAGAAGTCCTCCATCATGGACATAAACTTACGATCATCACGGACTTCACCAGTCTGTGCATTATATGCAAGTTTATTTCTGTAGCGAGACATAACCTCTTTGAGGTATTGCTCTGCCTTTACCTTAGGAAGATTGCCAACATCAATGTAGAAAATTCTACGTTCTGGTGCTCTTGATATTCTATAGATGACAAGAGAGTCTTCAATCATACGTAACTGATTGAGACCTTTGATTGCCTTATGAAGATATGAAAGAACTGTATTCTTGTTTCTATCTACTAAACCAGAAGTGCAATATGTAACTGCATCTTTTGCCAATTTAATTGACTTAGAACTTCCGCGACTCATGGCATTCAAACCATAAGTTGCATTTGGAGATGGAGTATATTGGAAATACTCATCAAACTCCATTCCTTTCTGAATATCCTGCGCCTTATTAATCCTTATAACACCATTGTCATATTTTCCGTTAGGATCCTTTTTCTCCTGACGGATATATTTAATTTTTAATGGATCAATATATCTTAATTCTTTAATACCTTCTTGAGGTGCTTTTAAGTCGATAACTTTCAGATAGTAAAGTCTTCCGTCAACATACCAATTGCGGAAAATTTCATGAGACTTTCTATCAAAGTCTAAAATTTCTTTGAGATACTTGAATTCTGATCTAATCTTTTTCTTAAGACTATCGCTTGCATTGAGATTAGAAAGTTCAATCTCTACAGGAGAATCATAAAGATCGCTAACGATTGCTTCGTTAACGACATCTTCAATCGCCCCATCCGCTTCTGGATGGAGAGACATTTCTCTATATCTTTTTATTAAATCATGCTCTGTTTTATAAACACCTTCAATATCAACATATTGACCATAAAATCCACTGCTGATATAATTATCAACCCCGTCCTGATTAGTTTCAGGAACGGGGGAGACAATTGAAGATGACTTATTCTGATCGCCGTCAATTGAAAAACCAAAAAGTTTGGCCATAATAAGTTAAATGAGTCTTTTCCTTCTTCTATTTAGTTGATGTCTTCACCACCAGCATTTGAACCAGTGCCCTTAGAAGCTTCCCACCACTGAACTTGAAGTTCAACAGTGAACTCTTGAATGCCTTGGGCATCATATGAGAGTTCGATTGGTGCTACCTGAGTTGGGAATACATCATAGAAACGATAGGATCTGAGAACAGAACCGTCACGATCTAATTGATAAACATAAGCATCTGCTTGATAATCTGCTGGATTGACCAGACCAGTATTATCAGATACTCTGTTGATGGTGTTCATCCAACGTTCCATAGCGGAACGAATGGCAAAGTCGGTATCGTTCAGAACGGTAACAGTCCAAGAATCGAAGGTTCTATCCCCTGCGATTTTTAGAACACGACCTCTGAAAGGTACTTCGATCTGTGCAATATTAGATGCTGGCATATTAGCACCCTTGACCAGGAATCTTGATTTCTCAAGAGTCGCAGAGTCTGGTTGTGCCAGATCTGGGAACTGAAGAACGACTTCAAAGAGGTTGGCGCGAGCGCCACCACCCGTTAACTTACTCTTGAAGTCGGTAATCTTCCTTAATGGGGGTGGATTAATCTGTTTTCTAGATGGCATTTGAGTTAACCTCTAATTGAATTAAACGGAGCCGATTACTTCTTCAAAGGCAACACCAGTTCTGGTGGCAATGAAGGTCAGTCCAATGAAGTTGATTGATCTTGCTGGCTTGATGAAGATATCTGCAACAAACTCATTGCTATCAATGACAGCAGCGGTGTTGTTAGTCTCATCACAGACGACAACATAATCGAAGATTCCACGCTTAGATTGAACGTCGCGCAGGAATGGTTCTACGATGTTTACAAAGTTAGTTCTTGTAATCTCATCGTTGAACTCGAAGAGGAAGTCCTTAGCAGCAGCGGAGATTGCATCTTCCAGGAAGATGAACAGGCGGCGGACGTTGATTCTATCGAACGCTGAGGACTTACCAAATCCAGTCTTATCACCGAAGAGGATAATTCCTGCTCCAGGGGAGAAGATAACTGGGTTGATTCTGCTGGAATAGAGAAGATCTCTCTGCTTCTTACCAGGATTGTATGCAAGTTTAACTGCATTAAGAATTGCACCTCTAGAAGTTCCAGCAGGTGAGAACCATGGGAACTGTTCAATATCAGTTCTGGCACAAGTACCAGCGATATCTCCATTCAGAGGAACATAACGGAAGGTGTCATTGAAGCGGTCATACATGTATTTGTAACCACTATCAAAGATTCCATAAGTTGTAGAAGTTGCTGAGGAATAGAAACTAATTACATTATCGGTAATAGTATCAATGTCCTCAACAGTTACGCTACCAACAGAGTTATCACTAATAAATGCTCCTCTGTATGGGGAGATGAATGCAACTGCATCCTTTCTTGCTTCAGCAACTGCAATACACTTATTAGCAAGTGCTTGTGCTTGAGACTTAGGATAGTTAGCGGAACCCATCAAGATGAAGTCTACTTCATACTCTTCTGTGTTATCATACTTGCCAATTCCACTAATGATATCATCAAGACCTGAATACAGAGCACCAGATGTGGTGAGGTCTGACTTACCTTGATAGTTAAGACCACCGCCTAAAGTTAGTGTGAGAGATCCAATACCGCCAAAGTTTACTTTGTCTGCGTTCTGATCCCAACCAGTGTCAGCATCAAGTTCTAATTGTAATTTTCCATTATCGCTATGTGCGATTGCGGTTGTTCCAACAGGAGCAGATCCACCAAAGATATATGCAGAATTAGTGTAGAGATACTTTCTCCAATAAGAAGGAGAACCTACAGAGAACTCAGCATCTTTTGCCTTAGAGAGTGAAAGGTGCTTCTCAAGAATCGTACCAGCATTTCCGGTGACTGTTCCTTTGTCATCGATGATAACAACATGAACTTCATCAAATCTACTTCCTCTAGAGGCAGCAAAGTCTGATGTTCCAGGTCTGTTGGAAAGTTGATCCCACTCAAGTTTACCAACGCTAAGTGTGATTTCCTGATTTTCAAACCAATCAAGTTCACCTGTATATGCTCTTGTAGCAAATGCTGTTGCGGTACCAGCGGTGTGAATTGCAACGTTTCCAGTTTGTGGAAGTGCATATACGCCATTCTGGGTATAATCAACGTTGCTTCTAGTTCCTGAAATTGCTACATGCTCAGTAACCTTAATTGATACTTGAGTAGATCCAACTTCAGTGACAACACCTTGAATATATCCATCAAGAACTGAAGTTGTTCCTGCACCAGCAAGAATCGTATTAGCAGGAACTGCAGCAGTAAATCCACAACCAACAGTAACGCCGCTTGTAGAGACACCAGTAAGAATCTGGTCCGCTCTACTATCGATGATGGCAACTTTAATGTCGTTTGCCCAAGTGCCTGGATTTCTTGCAGCAATAGTTACGTTGGTGATTGGATTTTCATCGTAACCGAGTTGCTCATAATGATCGGTGCTCTTGATTTTAATGCTTGAGGCAGCGCCGACAAATGCATTTTTCAGCATCTGATCGTCTGCTCTTGAAACACGCATTACGCCGCCATATGCCAAGAATGATGATGCCACCATCCAATGCTCATAGTGCTTATCTGTTGAATAGGGTCTGCCGAAAGTGTTTAAGAGGTCATCCTCGTTTTCAATAAACTGTGGAAGATCGACAGGTCCCTTAGCGAAAGGAGCACACTGCGCTCCAATCGAACCAGAAACTGGATCGACTCTTCCAATAGTTAAGTCAACTTCTCTTACTACAATTCCAGGAGATGCTAAGTTTAGAGGCATCTTTTTGTTCTCCTTGGTCCAAATTACCTGGAATTATTTATTAAAAAGGTGCTTTTCATTGGGGAATCCAGACGTGAAACCTACCAATCTGGGTATTCCCACATATCATTACTCTTTTTTACTCTTTTCTTAGTACACTCTTTACATTCATAAGAGTATGATGATGCAACTGGACCTCTATCCTTTCTAGTTCTATAAAATCCATCAACCATATTTTTAGTATTGCCACAGATTCTACATTTTCTCTCATAAAGTAGAAGATGTCCCAGTTTTAACTGATCATCTAAGTCCATCAATTATATTCCCACATATATGCTCGATCACCATATTCATCAGTATGCCAACGGTCACCATCTTTATCTGTAAATGATCCTGTCATATCATTGATGCCATCATCTAAGAATCCAAATGGTGCCATATCTTGATCGATCTGATTTTTCTGTTCTTCATATATTCTCTTACGAATATCATTATCAGTCATTTCCTTAAAGTAGTCTTGTGCTACCAACCAAGCAAAGATGACAAGACACATTGCAAGGTCATCATTACAACCTTCTTCTGCTTCAAAAGAATTATGTCTCTGAGCAAAAGTAGTCAGTTCGGAAATTATCTCATAATCTAATGTTAGTAACTTAAAATCTTCAATTAACATTTTTAAGTTTGAACAACCAAGTTTTTTAACTTGTGCCGTTGTTCTAACACCCATCTGTGATTTTTTACCGGAGAATCCGTGCCCAACAACTTGTCCTGCACGACCTCTCATCGCTGCCATCAACATATTTTCATACTCTAAGTCATAATGGAGAATGTTTGCTACCTGCTCTCCAATATCATTGACTTCTATTAGTACCCAAGCATCATTATATGCCTTCGCTGTTTGTTGAATGATGTTGGGAAACAACATCGGTTTTATTTCATTATTTCTATACTTCGCTACTATCTTGTAGGGAAACTCTGTAATATCAACAACGATAAATGCAGAATAATCGTTGCCCAACCCACGAGCAACATCGACAGTAGTAAGGTAGTTGTGTTCAGGTTGCGCTTTCTCGTAGACATCTAAACCTGCACTTCTTTGGATAGGATCTTCATAAATGAGATTCTTTAAAATTGATGGATTTATAAGGGTATTGACAGAACCAAGAAACTCACACTCGAACTCGACTTTGAATTGCTGTTCAGATGTGTTAGCAATCGTCTGTTCTTTCCATACTTCATCTCTTCCAGGAACCTCGGACCAATGAACATCAGTTGGAATGTATTCATTTTTACCTTTCTCGGAGTCGTGCCACATACGGTAGAAATGATTCATACCGTGTGGAGTGGATACAATAATTACTTTGGTGTTTTTACCAGAAGTAATAGTAGGATAAACAGATGCAAAGAACGAGTCTGCAACATGGTTTGGAACGAAGGCGAATTCGTCGAGGAAGAGAATGTTGAACGACATGCCTCGGACAGCACTTGCAGACGTAGAAGCTGCCAATATCTTACTGCCATTCTCTAACTCCATGGATCCTTTGTTCCAGGATATAATACCCTGTTGCATCCATTTAGGCAAGTTCTCGTATGCAGTCTGTAACCTACTGAGAAGTTCTCTTGCGGTTGCTGCCTTGTTAGCAAGGATACCAATATTAACACTATCGTTAAAGACTGCGTAGTGAAGAAGATAAGATACCACAGTCGTAGACTTACCAGTCTGTCGTGGCATCTTACAGATGTTAAATCTTTCATTATGAAAATTGTGAATTAGTTTCTCTTGAAAATCATAGGGATGGAATTGTGTTAGACCCTCATCCAGAGAAACGATTTTAATATAATTATTAGCAAAATAAACGGGGTCTTCTTTACACTTGACAAATTCAATGATTTGCTCTTCGCTAAATTCGACCGCCGTATTTGCTTTTTTTAGATTTGGATTACCAAGATACTGTTCATTCATAATAAAAACCTAATTCAACATCTCCAACGTTTACGTGCCTTACAGATTTTCTTTTCTGGGGTCTTTGAACAATCAATATTATGCATCTTCATCTGACCTTTAGAACGACTACAATAAGAAGAACGACGCTTTGCATCCTTGCTTCCTTTTTTAACTTTACCAGTTACGGCAGTCTTTAACTTGGAACCTGGATTTTCACGCTTATAAGCATTTACGGATTTCTGACTCATACCATCAACACCGTCTTTACGGTTTGACTTCTGCCAGTCTTCCTGAAGTTCCATATCCGCTCTCCAATCGGAGAAGTGTGCTTTCACGCAATTTGGATATCTCTTTCCAAACATTGTCTTCATACCCTTTTTCTTATATCCTTTCCAACACTTTTCATCAAGATTAGCAGCAACTTTAGCAACTTGTTTAGATTGCTTTGCGTGCATCTTAGAAGCACCTACTAACTGCTTTGAGATCTCTTTCAATTTATCTTGTTTAGATTTTACTTCATCAAGTACTTCACCATCTTGCTCAAAAGATTGATTTAAAGGTAAAGGATAGTTGGGCATTGGTACAGGTTTTTCAGTACCTTTTAGTTTGTACTTAGGCATTGGTACAGGTTTTTTAGTACCTTTTGGTTTGTACTCAGGCATTGGTACAGGTTTTCTTAAACTTGATTCATCCACCATTCTACTGTCGATACCATTAGTTGGTTTCAGTGGTTCTGCTTTAATAATATCTATAGACTCATATTCAAGTGCCTGAAAATCATCTCTCCAGTTGGAGATCTCATAACTTTCTTTTTTGGTCTTGTTGCCCCAATTAGCAGCACCTTTTTTACGGCACTTAACTAGAGCACCTGATGCATATGCACTTGGCCAGACAGAATAACGGGACTTGACTTTATGGTAGCAGGCATCTTTCTTACCTTCATCAACTATTTCACCTTCTGGTTCATAATGTGCTTTATCTAATTTAACTCCTGGTTTCAAATTCTTTAATCTCTGCAGTCTTTCTCTTTCAAGATCCTGCGGATTCTTCAAACCTCCCTTACCACCCATCTTAATAAAATCCCTAGGACCTGTACCCCAAGCATCGCGTTCGGTAACAACTTCACCTTCTGGTGCGAATGAGTTTCCAAGTTGCTGTAGCATCTGTTTACGCTTATTGAGTCTATCAACTAGACCACCATCACCTCGTCCCTCATCAGACTTTTTCTTTTGCTGTCTTAATTTATTGATCATATACATTCCACCGGCACCAATACCAAGTGCAGCACCAGCAGCAATAGCGGGAGCAATTTCATCTAGTTGATTTAAGTCTTGTTTCCAATTTGAATAAGATGCTGATACCATGTTTGCTTTACCTTTCCTATTTGCGTTTGGATCTTCTTTACGTTTCTTTGCCGCTCTTCTGCTTCTCTCTTTCTTGCTCATGTTGGCTCGATCATCAGCATCACGGCAAAATGGTTTAGTTTTTTGCCCTGGTTGTTTGGCACATGGTTTTCCATCGTACTTACCACCTGCTTGAACCCAACCACCACCCTTAAACCAGTCGCGGAGAGAGTAACCTTTGGACTTAGCAGACTTACCGTCGCGTTTTTCTGCAATGACTTCTTCATCCATTTTATCTGCGTAACCAGCAGCGGCATCAGTGTCGTGTGCGGTATCAGTAATCTTTGCTTGCATCCAGGCAGGAATATTTTTTTCTTTCTTACCTAATGCCTTTCTCAACTTTGCGATGTTTCTTGCTGACTTTTCAAGTTGGCTTTGTGCCATCGCAACTTCATGGTCTTTCGATTCTGATACTCCTCCGCCATCAGAACCCCCATCAGACCCCCCATTCCCATTTCCATTGCCACTTGAACCATTGCCATTGCCATTACTCTTCTTACCCTCAGTGTCGTCCTTGTGGTCGTCCTTATGATCATTATCACGCATCAAATATCCAGTAGATGACATTATATGCCAACCCTTAGGAATCTTCTTACATTTTTTAGCAGTATTACAATAGTAATATCCTTTCTTGCAAGATTTCTTTGCCATTACTCAGAATTCTCATCATTATTATTTAGAAAACCTTGCTTGAGTAGTTTTGATAATTCTGATGTGGATCCAACAAACAATGCATTGTTAGTAACATTACTTGGACTCTTTTTACTATTATCTTCTTCCAAGTCTTTCAATTTTTTCTGAAGATCTGCCAACTTATCAGTTGTATCTGCAACACTCTTAATTAATTGACCAGCAACTTCATATGCTCTAGGACTTGCACTTTCTCCTGCAAGTTCCATAATTCCATTTATTGCTTCTTGACCTTTTTCTATGAGAGAATATAAATTAGCACGAGTATATTCATAATCCTTCGTTATATCATTTCTTTCCTGTTTTTGGGGAACAGGTTTTACTGGTTTTGATTCAACAATGCTACTTTCAATATCAAGCGCATTATCAATGGACTCATAACTATTATTCATGATTATTAGATATCCGTTTTTCTAGTTGGACTATACTTCTTACCATCACCCAAGAACTGCCAGTCTTCATCAAATCCAAAGTTGTCACCTGGCATAAGAAGATCATGATCTGCTTGATCGATTACACCATCAGCATTCTTATCTTCCTTAGCAGTTGGTGTGACTGTGTAGCGCATTTCACGTTTAGCAGTTGCACGATCAGTGCTACCGTAGACATCAACTTGAACCTTACGGATAAGACCATCACTGCTATCTGCGATAGGACCAAACAGATATGTTTTAGCAGTAAACTGTAAAGTATGTATCAGTGCTCTGCGTGTATCAAAGTTTCCTTCATAATCATCTTGAAAATTTACTGATTCGAGGACAATAGGAATATCTCTTTTTTCTCCAATAGACTGAACTAAATCTACAGTCAAATTGAAATGTGGTTGAAAATATGGTAAAACTTGCTCAAGAATTTGAAGTGAATCGTCATTTAATTTAGACAGAATATTGAGTTCAAATCCAATGTTATATGGAACAGGCATAAAGACTTTCTTTACTTTACTGCCGTCATCACAAGTTTTAAATGTCTGAATAAGACTAGATTTTCTAGTAGAGTCATATTGAATTGATGTCATCTCAAATGACATCCTTGGCATACTTATTTGAACTGCCTTATTTAAATCTGACTGTTGAGTAAGTCTTGCTAAAAATTTCTGACTGGGACCATATGCCAAAGGAACTTTCATATCACTAATATCATTATCATCACCATCTTGATGACGAATATGAATATCATTAAATAACGTTCCAAACGCTATAATAGTTTTTCTAACTATTTCGTGGTAATAATACTGACCTAACATTAGAAAGTTCCAAAGGGATTAGTTTCCGTGAAGTCTATAAGACTATCTCCGAGAGTCTCAAATTCATCGTTCTCGGTATATTTATCATAAGTATCGTCCTGTACATAATTTCTGGTAGCATAACTTGCTCCAGATGTTTCACCTACGATAGATTCACCATTAAAGAACTTACCATCTGGTGCAGTCTTAGATGTGCCAACATTAGCAACTTTAAGAATCAACGTATCAGCATCCCACTCCTTTACTCTTGCTCTGATACCAGATCTAGATCCAATAACAATTTCATTAAATTGATACGTTCCAATACCAGATATTGATTCTGGATCTGAAATTGTTACTGTTGGTGATTGACTATATCCTTTACCTGCATCTCTAAGTAAAATCGATTTGAGAACTTTAGAGTTTCCATCATATCCTATGGAAGAAATACCAACAGCAGTTGATGCTGTAGATACTAATGGGAAATACCCAGAACCAGCGGTCAATACCTTAATAGATTGTATTACACCATTAACTATGATTGGATAAAAAGAACCAGATGCAGATGGTGCTGTAGTTCCTGTTATATCAATTCTTGGAGGATCTGTTGATGCATAACCAGTACCACCATTAGATATTGTGAAACCTGATACCCCAAAGTTGGTATTGAAGTTTGCTGATACTACTGCCCCTGATCCTGGTATTGTTCTTGCCATCTTATTGATATACCAACGAACTATTTATTTTTCTTTGTTGCCTTTGCATACTCTGCTTTTGCGGATCTTATATTATTAACAATATTCAATGCTTTTTGCCTTGTTGTTTGTTTTTGAACTTTCCCATCAATTTTTAAATCTTTAGTAGGAGCATTCTGCATAGTATCCGCACTATGTCTATCTAATCTATTGTAATAAGAATGTCTATCTCCAAAATCTGGATGATATCCACCTATCATTTGTTTAGGTGGTTCATCTGGATATCCAAGTTTTGCTGGTTTATTTGGATAATCTATTTGTGAATACAACTTGTTCCTAATTCTTGCAACTAAAGGATCTTTAGGAGCGTAGATAGTTTCTTGCTCTTTTAATTCATATTGTCTTTGAAGTCTTTCATTAAGAATTGATTGGGTCACAGTTTCAACCTTTCCCTGTTCATTATACATTTTGATAATATAGTCATTACCAATCTTTTTCTTTTCAATAATTTGATTTTTTATACCATTACCAAAGTGCTCATACATCTTTGCATCATTGCCAGATGCACTACGATCTGTAATATACTCCCAAGCATGATCTGAAGTTCCAACTGTATCTAGAATCATATTCTTTCTTTCTTGAGAGTGTCTCTCATTCCAATGACGATCTTGCTTTTTCCACATACTATCCTCAAGTCTCTTGAAAGACGTTGGAACTTCTGCTTTCTTCATAAGACCATCGCCAACAGATCTTGTTTCCGTTTTATTAACTTTAGGACGATACTTTACTTTTTCAGTCTTTACTTCTGGTAACTGATAGGGTTTTTTAACTTCACGCAAAATTCTGCTGCGATTTTCTGCAAGCATTTGACCCTCAAGTTCATGAGAGAATCTTATAGGACCCTTCGGCATATATCCTCTATTAAATCTACCAAGAGACTTTTGAAGATTTTGACTTGATCCTTTAGACGGATTATATAACTTATATGGATCTGTATTCAGTGGATTTACTTCAGGTCGTTGAACTTGAGGTTTGGATACTGGAGGTTTGCCCATCATACTAGCAGGCATCGACCTAATTGTCGTTCTTTTAGTTGGTTTGGGTTGTACTTTAGAGGCAGTTCTAGTTATAGGTTTTTTAGTTGTATTATCAAATCGTGTGGTACCAGATGGTTTTCCCTTCTGAACATCTCCTTTAAATCCACTCTCATAATCACGTACAAAATCATCAATACCCGATTCAAATGAACCAGATACTCTACCACCTCTAACACCACCACCAACTTCTCTTGGTTTATTAGTTCTTGGATCGATAACAGGTTTTCCATTTTGTAAAATTGGATATCTTACGTGATCTCCACCAGCTTGAATTTTATCTCCAAGAGAAAATTCAGATCCCAGTTTACCTTGCAATCTAGATTGTCCTTCATTTGAAGATAAGTTTCTTGCTCCCTCAGCGGGACTTGGTGCAAGAAGTTCTGACGCTCCAAATGCTGCACCAGCCCCTAATGCTGCTCTAGAAAAAGCATCAAAAGACTTGCCATTTGGTTTCATAGATGGTTTTTGTGGCAACTGATCATAAGAAATTGAGGATTGTCCTTTAGGAAATCCTGCATCAATCATATCTTGTCTTGTCCGACTTGCCGAAGAACTGTTAGGATATTGTCCTTTAGCAACTCTTGATGCAAGATCTCGACCCTTATCAAAAGTTGGTCCTGAAACAACTTTCTGTGGTTCAATAATTCTTGTTCCTCTTGCGCCAGGTGGAACAATACTACCAACAACACCACCACCAGGTTGTGCATATCTAGAAGCACCAGAACCAGGTCTTAGTCCACCAGGTCCAACTTGACCAACTTGGTCAGCAGAATATGCACCTCTACCCAATATTGGTCTAGAACCTTTTCCTATTAATCCACCTCCTTGTGGAACTTGGAATCTTTCACCACCAGTAATTGCTCTGTATCCTGGTTGATTCATACCAGTAGCACCAATTGTTGGTCTTCTTGGTGTTGGCATACTACCACCTGGTCTACCAACAGCTTGCGAAATAGCTCCTACACCAAAATCTAAAACTGCCTGTCTCCACCACCCGTGAGTTGGGTCATACATAAAGTCATTAACTGCCTGACCAACAGGAGTGTCTTTAAATCCTCCAGTATAATTTTTTGGATCTGGATGAGTGGATACGTCCTTATACCAGTCCGGCATATCATCTATTTGTTTTTGAGTAAGACCATCTGGATTAACAGACTTGTCTGGTTTATAATTATTTTTCCAATAATCATAAATCGCATCATTTCTAGCATCTACTGCTTTTTGTCTTTCACTATTTGCTACAGAATCATTTCCAAATGCTGGACCCATATAATCATCAAAATCTGCAAGTCTAGCACCACTATCAGCACCATTAATGTTTATGATACCTTGTCTAATTACGTCACCAATAGTTTTTCCATCTCTCAGTGCAGCATTTCCTCCACCATTTTTAAACGCAGAAAAATCTGCCGCCGATGGGAAGTCATCTATAGTTAAATTTTCACCTTTCTTAAGTTTATCCTTTAATTTCTGAACGATTGGGTTTGCAATACCAGGAGGCATATCAGGATCTGGACCCTTTTTACCTTTTTTAACTAATTTCTTTGTTTCTGGATCTATAACATATCCAGCATCAATAATATCTCCTATCCATCTACCATATTCATCAACATCAACTCCTGCACTGTCATCGGTAACATTTGGATTTTCGGAATTTAATTGCTCAAAAACACCAATATAAAATACTCTATATGAAGATGTATTTCCATTAATTAATTTATCCCTATACCATAGAGCCTGTTCTAACGTAAGTTGACTATAACTTGTAAATCCTTCAACATTACCACCAATACCCCAACCACTAACTGTGCCTGGGATTCTAGCAAGATTAATTACTTTTCTTGTATCTTTTTGAATATATCCAATAGCACTATAATCACCATCTGGAAAGTAAACACTAACCATTGGTCCTAGAATATAACTACTATCTCCTGGTGGACCTTCTGCCAATGAATTACCTAAATTATCAAATAAACCAGAAGTGTCTTTTCCTACTAGAGAGGAATCATCTGCCCCTAAATTTAGGGCAGCACGAACTGCTGGAATAGTTTCAAAGACTTCTGGTTCAATTGTAAAATATCCAGAAGTATTATTTGTAGGACCTTCTAACAAATGAGTGGACCTCAAATGATGCCTAGCTCTAGCAAATTTATTTTCTCTTTCTGCTGGCATTATGACGAATAGTTTTTTTACTATTTATCCTATCTCTCATATCTAGTTGGAGGTTTCCTTGGCCAAACACTTCCACTTGATGGTCTAATAAACCACATTTTATGAGTTGGTGTCATTTGACCACTATACTCTCGTTCTCTTTGGAATTTTAAATATACATTAGGTCCACCCTGTAAAGAGTTTTCATCAGTATAATTTCCACCAGTATCTAAGAGTTGATTCTTACTCCAATATTCATCAATATAATCTTGAACATCATTTGAACCTGAAACTTTTGGACCACCATATCCAGATTGTCCTAGTGCCTGAGTTATTTCTGGATATCTTTCTAAAAGACAAGCAACTACTCCAGTAACCTGTGGACAAGACATACTCGTTCCATTGAGTTTAAGTCTTTTATACGCTGAATTTCTTGGATCTGGTACACCACTACTCAATCCAGATGATTGAATATTTGTTCCTGGTCCATATACACCAACAGCAGGTCCACAATCACTGAACGATCTTTTAGCATCTACAACTGCAGAGTTTGTTGCACCAACAATAATTGTAGTTCCACTAGTTGCTACATAATTTCCCGTATGATATGTACTACTAAATCTATATGCACCACCAAAAGAGGTTGTATACCCACCATATTGATTATTATAATCTGGATCACCCTGTTTGACTATTTTATATTTTGAATTTCCTGCAGAACTAAACACAAGTACTCCTGCAGTTAAACAATCTACTATTGCTGCTCGTCCACTGTTACTAGAGGCACCCATTTTTACAATTCCTGCACCAAAGGCTCCACCAGACGTGGTAAAGTCCATTACACCATACTGTTCTAACTGAGCATCTGTCAGTGGTCCTTCAATTCTGGTTCCTTCATGATCTATAAAATCAACTTTATTTGGATCAGTTTCTGATTGTGGAGATCGCGATCTAGTAATTATCGCTCCCCAACTATTATTGATAATTGTAGGATTTTGTTTACCAGTTTTTGGATTAACTGGTTTGTTTAAGTGGAATTGTAAAATATATTCATACGTATCCGCTCCACTTGGGTCTGGATTGGTATTATTTACACCATCTCCTCCAAATGGACTGAAGTTGTAAATATTAGCACCTCTTGCCCAACCCTGAGTATTTCCTGCAACAGTTCCTGCAACATGATTACCATGATTGTCTGACGGAATTAGATTATAATCGTAAGTGCCCGCAGATCCGCCAGTGACTTGTGGATTATGTTGAAACCAATTATATTGAATTACTCTAGAACCACCAGTTCCATCTGAATTAACTGCAAATTCTGGATCGTTTGGATCTATAATAGTATCTACGATTACAACATCAACATTTCTTCCAGTCTGAGTTACAGTTGCAATACCTGCTTGTGTTGGAATACCGTCAGCACCCCAAGCATATCTATTTTCTCCCTCAGTACATCTCAAGAGACCCCAATTTATATGGGATGAATCGTTTCCTGCTCCTTTATTAAAGAAATCTGATTGCTGCTCATAAAATGGAGTCTTTATCTGTTCATCTAAAATTTGTTTACAATCTATTCCTTCCACTCTATCATCATTTAGAAGTACTTCCACCTCTTCTTGATTGAGCATGTAATGTGTACTTCTGCTTGCAGGTTTTCTTTTACAACATTCTACAGATCTTTCTGGAACGGTGGATGTTCCACCAGAAGTCTCTAAGTCATCATATAATGACTGGAGACAATGTTGATCTTTAGTGACTACAATATATTCTTCCATCAGGTTTCTAATTGAAGGATAGTTAAAGTTGCTGTAATATTTTGTGTACTTCCGCTCTTATTAACTACTTTAGCGTAAATTGTAGTTGCAACAGGATTATCATCATTAAATCCAATAGTTGCCGGAGTAATTAATTGAGTTTGTGCTCCAGTTGTAATAACTTCAGCAATTACACCAGAACCGTTTGCTGGGTCTGTGTTTATATTTCTACTTGCATCTGCAGTTCTTGTTGTTGAATTTGTATATAATGTAACCCAAGCAGCGGCAGAAGTTTGAACTTTATAAAGTGTATATGATTTAAATCCAGCAAACTGAATATTTGCTGCTGCATCATCTGCAATTGAACCTGTTGTCTGTGAAATATCAGTTCTTACTCCAAGTTGATTACTACCAACAAATGTAGAAGTTACTGTACAGATTCCTGTTGGAGTAATTGAAGATACGTCGAGATAATCTCCAAAATTGATAATTCTCGCTGTACCAATTCCAGTTCCATTATCTTGAAGAGTTACATCGGCACCAACACCTGTTAGGTTAGATCCATCACCATAAAGTGATGTTGCAGTAACAATACCTGCAGTAATGATACCAACCTGCATATTTGGACTACCTGCAAAGATGGTAGATCCATTTCCAATAGCATTATAAATTTCTTGAAAATTCTTATTAACCTTATCGGCACCAACAATCAGCGAATCGCCAGTACCATCATTTGGTGTTGTTCCCGTTGATATACCTAGTAGTGCCATTATTTAAACGTACTTTCTTCTATTTATGAATTCTTATCAAACGTCAATTCTTGATCGAATCTTGTAAGTTCAGAATCAAATCTCTCAGAAATTGAATATGAGAAATTATCTGGAACTGTTGTTGTTACATTAACATCAACAGGTTGTGCATTAATTGGTGGTCCATCAATTGTAACTATTGGAGAAGTTCCAAATCCAACACCAGGATCCGTGATGCTGAATCTGATTACACCTAAACCACTGGTTATAAGTTGTGCAGTTGCTGCAGCACCAACACCTCCACCACCAGTTATACTAATCGTTGGGGCAACAGTATACCCTGCACCAGCATTAGTGATTAAAATTTCTTTTAGAGAAGTTACATTGCCTTTAGTTGTTAAAACACCGACAGCAGATGCATTATCACCAACTTCACCAGTTGGAGAAGTAGTTATTCCAATTGTTGGTATTGAAGTATACCCGCTACCATCATTGTTTAGGAATATATTTTTAATATATCCACTTGATTGAGTTCCTTGAATAATTGCAACAGCAGTCGCTGTTCTACCAACACCAATTAGATTAAGTGTAGTAATATATCCTTCATCTTGAACTTGAGTATCAATAAAGTCGATTGAAGTATCGATGACTTCATCCTCATATTCAAAGAGTTCACATTTAAGTTGATAAACATAATTTTTCCCTAACTGATAGAAAGGATCTTCATGCTCAACAAACTTAACTTCAAATAATCTTTGTCCGAGCGGGAAGTATATTAAATCACCTTCTCTTGGTCTACTAGATGTTGGAATTTCACTAGTATCTGTTCCATCATCAAGACCTGCCATAAATGGTGCAATAAATTCCTCAAATCTTTCTCTTGATATTGTGAGCATCAGTTCATCACGAATGCTTACACCAAATTTAGTTAGAATATCTCCAGCACCAGAATATCCATCATAATTATTAACATATGCTTCAATACTATAATTATCGTCAAACTTTGAAGTCTGTACTTCTTCTATTATAGTTTTTCTGTTAACAAATTTTCTTGGAATATATGTTACATCTACACCATGAAATTGTAGGTGTTCATTCACTAAATCTTGTATTAGTCTCTGCTCTCCAGCAGTGCCTTGCTGGAAGAAAGGATTAAGTGCCATTATCCAATAAAGTCGAGGGGTGGTAATTCATATTCAGAGATCATTCTTCCTTTAATGTCTGCAATTTCTGATTCTGCTTGTTGTAGAATTTCACCTCCATTTAGTTCAATTCCGCCAGGAAGTTTAACACCTCTGAACTTACTGAGATTTCTACCCCACTGTCTCTTTATAAGTGCAGTAAGATACATCTTTACCCAACTATCATTAAAGATTTGGGTGAATGCCGCAGGATCTAATGCTCTATAACATTCAAGTATAATAAATTCTCCCGCAGGTTGAGAACCCCAATCAATATCTAGATATAATCTATCTTGTCTTTTATTAAATCTTATTTGCTTATCTGGAGTCAATAGGAAGTCAATATCTTCAAGATAACTCTTAGTCATTGCATATTGAAGAAGTTCAACTGAATTGAAATGGTAAAGATCATTCAAGAATAGTTGATACTTAATACTGAACATTCCACCAGAAATGGAACTAGAATCAAATTTAAAAATCTTTTCAATTCCAACTACAGATTCTGGAACTTGAATATAGTTCTCAGTTTCATAGAAATTATATGTTCTACTGGAAGTATCGGTAGCAGTTGTTTGTACAATTCCTGTACCAGTAGTTCCTTTTGCTGTACCTCTAGTTACATCATCTTCAGTGATTTTGTACTTAAGATACATCTTTTCAACACCATCAAAATGACGCTCATTAAAATATTGAATGGCATCATCAACTAGATCATCAATTTGATCGTCGTCTACATTAATCTCAAGGATTGGAGCACCAAGTTGACGTAAACAATAGTCTATGAGTCCTTGTCTAGATGATGGTTTTGCCATATTAACCTTCTAATTGTGCCTTAAGATCCGCGTTTTCTTCAAGTAGTGCATCCATTTGTTCTTTAAAATCTTGAGACATAGTTGCTAACTTTGCCTCAAGAAGAACATTTTGATTTGATATTGCTGCTAATTTGGAATTGTATATTTTAATCAGAAGATTAACATCCACTTCACTTTGATTTTCCATTAGTTACCTTAGAATGTGCCCCCATCAAGTGTTGAAGTCCATTGGGGTTTGTTAGTATATATTACGCTAACCGTATTGGGAACTGAAGCAAGATTTGCAATAGAACCTGAGGAACCTTCTTTCCTTAAGTTAGCACTGGTATTGAATGTTCCTTCAACACCAATTAAATTAACTGTTGTTGCACCAGAAACACCAGTTTCAACAACACCATATGCACCAGTTGTGTCCTGTCTAATAATATCACCTACAGAAGCAGTAATTGCTACAGTTAATGCAAGAGTATTTTTAGTGATTGCAGTTAAGACCTGCTTAGATGTAACTACAGGAGATGCAACAGCATTTGTAGATCTCTGGAGACCAGTATCATCAAAGTAAACAACACCACCAGTAGCATAATCGCCAGATTGGTAGTAGATACCTTTAATATCAAGGAATCCTTTCGTTCCTGCAACAACACTATTGGCAATACCAGCATCTGGAACATAAGTCCATCTTCTGCTATCATCTGCGTGAGTTCCATGATTGTCAGCGTCAGCTGCACTATTAGCGATGGAACTATCATCCATGCCGAAGAAACCAGTCTTATTATCGGCAACACCAGTACCACTATTGAATGCGAACGAAATACCTCTATCAGTATTGCTGTCGTATCCGTGGGTAACTGTTACTTGTGATGTTGTTGAAATACCAGCAGTACTACTTGCTGACAGAGTAACAACCTTAGTACCAGTGTTATAAGAACTGACTGTTGTGCTGTTAGGGATGTTTGCATGAGCAATAACATCACCCGTGTTGATGCCAACAATAGAATCTAAAGTAATTACATTAGTTCCACTGGTGTGCTCTGCCATCACTGTTCTAGTGCTGGTTACATCACCAATATGAAAGATTGGATCGTTTAAAGTCTTAGAAGTTGAGTTAATGGTAGTAGTTGTACCATCAACTTGAAGATCACCCTTAATAATTACAGTACCTTCGTTGCTCAGACCATCTGGATATGGATCCAGATACATAATATCTGATGTACCTGGAAGAGTTGAGATGACATTATTCTCAATCTTGATATCGCCAAGTTGAGAAGCACCATCAACAATATAATCTCCACCAACATTGAGATTCTTCTCAATACCAACACCACCTTCAACAATCAGGGCACCTTCATCTTTAGTGAGTGATTGTGTAGTGACATTAATACGAAGATCAGCACCAGTATAGTTTAACTGGTTTGTGCCATCTTCATCATATTCAAACTTAGCATCCTTGTCATTACCGAATGACAGGAAGGTATCATCTGGAATGTGTATCTCACCAGAACCATTAGGATCCAACATGATGTCGCCATCAGTGTCGGTTGATGAAATTACATTTCCATCGATTCTAATATTATCGACGTTCCATTGGTCAACCTTTAGTGATTCGGCACCAGAAAGACCGCTGTTAGTTTGTGGAGCAAGAACAGCAACAACACCCCTATCTTGGTTTCTAGTGTTGGCATTTACTTGTCCTGCAATAGCACCTGCAGCGTGCTCCATCATGGAGGTATAGAAGAATCCACCAATAGGATTGGCATTTGTGCCATCATCTCCTAGGAAGATCCTATCTTTATATTGATTGGGTCCTCCGTAACTACCAATACCGGTTACATAACCATATTCTCCCCATTGTAAAGCAGATGGTTTACTAGTACCTGAGGATCTTTTGATCCTGATAATACTTGCCATGTCAGAAATTTCCTCCGTTGATGTCTAAATTCTGTGTTGCGCCTGGTGTAAGAGTCAACGTTGCTTCCCACTTTTGGATAGCACTGTTATAAACCAGCACCATGCCATTTGATAAGTTTTGAGCACTAACATCGCTAAGTTCAGCCAAGGATAAACCCTGGGCACCAGCAAGAGAAGATATTACTTTTACTGCAGGTGTTTGCCCTACCCTGACCTTAATATCAGCCATTTACTATAGAGTTTCAGGATCTAGGAATTATTTATATTCCTAATCGCCCCACTACCTCCTGCTGCTTCAAATAAAGCTTGACATATGACTTTGCAATATTTTTTAGCATATCTCTATCATCGCAAGAATCAATTTCTCTTGCTAGTTTTGTATATTCAAAACTTTTAGAAAGTTTTTCTAAAGTAATTTCATCTGGGTCCATTAGTAATCTCCTTGAGTAAAGACTTAATCTCTTCAATATCCTTTTTGAGTGTATCTAATTCGTCCTTCTGTGTCTGTCTTCCTTTTCTCATTTTAACATATTGATTATAACCGGAATTATCCGTATTAAGGATAGCACCGGTTTCACGATCTCTGTAAAGATGTTGTTCACCTTCAACCCTAATTAAATCATCATCCAAATCTTCTTTCATCATGCTAATGCAATTGCTCTAAAGTCCTTCAGTTTAACTGGCATGGATTCATTCTTGGAAGACATAACAACCTTAATTGCAAATGCTTGGAATTCTTCTAGATTATCAACGCTGAATTGATATTCTGCGAAGTCATCCCCTAGTCCATTTGCAGGAACAAATGCATCTGCTCTTCCAGTATTCTTATTGGGATCAATAACACGATCTCCATATCCATCACCATCACTATCAATCAAATTATCATATCCTGGGAACGGAATGAACTTCTGATCAATTTCTCCAGAATCAACTCTCTTTAATTGATAGAAGACCCTAAAGTCTGCATCATCAGAACGATGTGCTGCAATGAATAATTTGAGACTTGTTGCAGGTTGTGCAAGAGAAACAAATCTGGTTACAAGAACTGAACCATGGGGATCACCTGTCAGATTATTGGATCTAGCGTCGGACACATAATCGTCAATTGGGGCATTGGACTTAAATCTACTACATACAAATTCTGCATTAGCAGTGTCCATCATTGGTGAAAGATCCTCATTTTGAGTCGCCATGTCAACTCTTAATGTAAGAGACTTACTACGTGGAAGTGTGCTAAGTCTAGCAAGTTCATTAACTCTAGATGCAACCATTCTTGGAGAATCGAAATGAATTGGTTTATGCAAGACTGCAGGTGTGTAACCCATATCTTGGAATGAAACTTCAGATCCACCAGCACTTGTACCAGAAACTGTTCTAACATTGAAAGTTGCAATAGTACCCTTACCTGGTGTAATAATATTAAACTCTGGTGTAAGGACACTATACTGAGAATTCTGGGAGACTCCAACAGTATCTCCACCAAATCCCTTCTCAGATGTGAAGTTCAACATAGAAGATCCACTACTTCTGATTGTTGGGGACTGTAAACTTCTATCAAATTCTAAGAAGTAGTTGTCAATATCAGAGTTATCTTTACGATAACTTGTTCCTGGAAGATCGTGAGATGTATTGATTCTGGTTAGAGATACACCATTAACTTCATATGCTTGAATTGAATCTGCAGCATTGTGAGTAATCTTGATTGTTCCATCAATAGATCTATTACTAATAGTTAATGTACCAGCAGGAGATACTCCAGCAGTAACATCTGTATATTTAATAATCTCATTATTAACAAGAGCATATCCTTCAGTAGTATAAATTCCTTCAAATGTTTGGAATGCAAATGTATTAGCAACAGAAACTACAGTATCTGTAGTACCAAATGTTGCAGTGAGTTCTGTTTTCTTAGTATCAGGTTCAACATCTTGGATTTCAATTTTATTATTTCCACCATGATGTGCATGATCTTGTTGCTTAATACTGAACACATTTCCACTGAATCTGTCATCAATTAGACTTGAGTTACCGTTTACTGCTACGTTAGTACCAGCAGCGGTTCTTGTTCCATTTGCAGCGATTGTATAAAGTAAGGTTGTATCAGCAAAGTTTTCACCTTGAACATCATTCAGATAGTAAGAATCTGGTGTTCCAATTGTATCGATTGTAAACTTAGCACCTTGCCCTTTCTTATGTGCATCAGTGGTTCCGATAGTTGATGTATCAACCTCAACCAATTCACCAGCAACATATCCAGAACCATTGTTAGTAAGAGTTACACCAGTAACAATACCATTAGCGTCAGTTGCAATTGTCACCTGACCACCAGTACCCTTTCCTGTAAGAGAGGTAAGATCACATGTAGTAAGTGCGCTAGTTTGACTTGCAAGATATTCAGAACCACCAGTTGTAATACTGATAGTAGCAGCAGGTCCACCAATATTTTCAACAAATCCAGTAATACTTGGTTCATTAGCACTCTCACCAACCTTAGCACCAAGAGTTGATGCTGCAGTTGTCAAGTTGCCACCATTACTAATAGGAAGCTTCAGTTTTCTTGGAAGTCCTTGAATTGGATTGGTATTTAAGTCGTGTGCATTGTCAGTATTTTTATCAGCACTAACATCAGAGTTATACCAGAGAACAGTTCCTGAGTTGACAAACTTTGCCTTGTAGATCTTAAACGTTAAGTCTTGATATTGACTTGGTGTCCAGATTGTACCATTCTGCGACTTAAAGAGAGATCCACCAATGTATTGTTTAGAAACAACGACATTCTGAACATCAGGAAGAGTAGTTGTTCTGACAGTCTTCTTACCCATAGTTGCTGTCCACATCTCATAACCATCAGATGCTGGAGAGAGGATAACGATAGCATATTCTCTATCACCACCTTCTAGGAATACTGGTGAAGGGAAAGTAACGCGAGTCGCAACAGGTTCAAATGGATTTGCTTCATTAACATTGATATCTGCAGGATTCAATGCTACTTCACACCAATCTGCAACCAATTTATCGGTTGGAGTGCCAAGTTCCATGGTTCTAAGTTCAATAAAAATCTTAGCGCCAGGATCTTTTCTTGCAAAGAAAAGGTCAACTGCAGTTAAGAAAATGCCAGCACCAGGAACTGTAAACGATTGTGCAAGTGGGTCTCTATGAGTAACTTTTTTCTCAACTTGAATTGTACTTTTTTTCCTTTTAGGTTTGGGTGGATTTCTAACAGAAACCCTACTTGTTTCTTGTGTCAGAATTGTTCCAGAACCACTAAACGTTCCAACCGCTTCAGAAGCAAATACTGTTGAACCAGGAAGTTCAATTGTATTTGGTGGCAGTGCAGTAACTTTTACAGTTTTAGTTCCCGATTTAACCCTAACAGCAGGTTGTGGTTTACTATTGGGATTTCTAAAGTAGAATGTTCCAATAATATCACCCCAATTATCAGAAATTAACTCTGCTCTAGTGATTGTAGCAACAGCACCAGACTCTTTTCCTACAACTTTAAATCCTTTTTCAACATAACCATAATCTTTTTCCCTAAGAGCAAGAACTCTTACACCAAAATTAATAAGTTTTGATGTTGGGGAGTAACTATCGCCAGGAGCTGGTCTGTTTCTATCATAAGGATCGACAGTATATTTTTCAACATAAACTGCAGGTGAACCTAATCCAGCAGCAATATCCGGTCTTTTCAAATCACCAAACTTATGATTTGGTCTTTGAATTCTAATATGACCAACTCTGCGATTGTCAGTATCTAAAATAATTGCACGTTCATATACTTTAAAAGTACCTGATTGCATCTGAATTTCACATACCTTTGGACAGATATCTACTTGTTGACTATCAAGATACTTATAGTGTTTAGTATATGGTCTTAAACCATTAGCAGCAAAATATACGTTTCTAGAACGCATCCATGGATCTGCCTCACCACTGACTTTTACATTTTCAACATAGTTGAATTCTCTTGCAGGACCAGTGAGTTTTCTCTTAAATTTAGTCTTGGTTGTAATTGTAGTGGTTACATAAGATCTCTTTTTCTTCTCACCTCTACCACCGCCTTTTTTATAAGTTTCAGTAGTTACTTTTTTATCAGTATTTTTAGTAACTTTTGCTTGATGTTTCCATTTAGCGCCAGTAGATTCTGTTCTATGATCATCAATATAAATTGTTCTTACCCAGTTATCGGAAGGAGGATCTAATATGACACCACCAACAAATGCAACAACGTTGAATGGATTTACATTCTCTACATTAGTTGCATGGGGTTGATTTAAGAACTCAACATTATCATACTTAAGTGTGATAACATCACCAGATTTTTGGCAGTTGGGATCTTGAAGTTTTAAGTTTTGAGTAAGATCTGCTTGTTCTACATCAATACCTGGATCAAATGCTAATTCTGCATGAATAGACCAGTTATCTGTTGGTGGAACAACAGTTGCATTTTCTGCATCAATATCAACTGTTGAGCGTGCAGAATCTAAAATACTATCATCTCTAAAATCTGAAACTACAAATCCACTCTTAAATCTTGAGAATCCTTCAGCATCAGTAATTTCAGTTGTTTTAGCACTCAACTCAAGCATAGTGAGACTTGTTAATTCCTCTAATGTCTCAATTCTATTCTCAAGTTTTCCGATGTCACGCATCGTGAATCTTCTATTATCTCTATGGAAGATCTTAGGTTCTGTTGCCGCATTGTAAAGATATGCAGGGTAGGAAATCTGAGCAATTTCCATTGCATCATCTGCAAGAACTGGTGCCTGTGGTACGTCTGCCGCTTCTCCAGAAACAACTTCAACTTCACCAAGACGATTGATGGTAACTAAGTCAATTCTTGGTAAGTAATAACTATAACCTACATGTGTTACTTCATCTGGAGAGATGATATATCTGTATGTGGATTCATATTGTCTAGATGAAAACGCAAATGGTGAGGATGTAGTTGTAGAATCAAATGCAGATACTCTTGGTCTAAAATCAATTATATCTGATGCACCCAATCCACTTGGAAGATTAGGGAGATCACTCTTATATCTTTCGGCAGAGTATGAATTTACTGTGAAGAAATCTCCATTGTCTCCAGGACTAATTTTATAACAATCATAAACTACAAGCAATTGCTTATCTGGAGTTGGACTTGCAGGTCTTCTAATGATTCTAGAATAGTCTACAAAGTCATTTCTATCTCCACTATCTAATCTATAATTAGCAGTAAGATCAACATAACTACCTTTAACAGTTTTCTGGACAACTGCTTCAATAGCAGAGTCTTTAAATTTGACAGTTTCACCAATACGGAAATTATTAGTATTTCTAGAAATATAGAAAATCTCAGTTGCAGTTCTACTAACAACTTGTCCTACTGCTCTACCTTCTTGACCTACAATTTTTTCACCGACAATTGCATTTTGATCTAATGCGAGACCTGTAGCAAAGACTAACTTGTCTAAAACAGGTGCATTTTCATCTGTAGATTCTAAGATTGCACGTACATTTGCAACATCAGGCACATTTAATGATATCTCTGCATCTTCAATTCTTAATCCATAATACTTACTTGCAGTAAGACCATTTAGTGCAGATTTTTTCTGAGTTCTTGTAATTGCAATCTGTTCACTTCTAATATAACTTTTACCCTTACTTGTAAGTGATCTCTTAGTAAGAGTTACATTTACAGTTGCATTGCTACCAGAAGGAGTTCCCAATCCATTTAATATAATGCTTCCACCATTACTTCCCAATGTGAACTGATCGGAGGTGAGTGGTTCGATACTACCATCAGCATATGTGAGACTGTATCTTTCTGCATCAAATGCTTCATAATATGCACTTGTAATGCCAGAATTGACATCAAGTGCAGCATCAATATCTAATTCAATTTTATTTCCACTAAAACTCGAAACAGGTACTTGCTTAGTAATAGTTAAGTCAGAAGTTCCAAGATCTACTGATGCAATATTATTTACAGGTAATGGTGAATAAAGACCAGGAGATACATTGGACTTAATTCTTGCACACATTACATTGAATGTGAACTGTCCTGTATTGGCACCATGGGTTGAATGATTTACACCAGTGATATCATGTGGTGCTACTGTAAGATTAACAGAAAGACCATCTGCTGCAATAGAAGATACGTATGCATAAACTGGTTGAGCACTATTGCCAGTCTGATATTTAAAATATCTTCCTATCTTGATGCCAGTTACACCAGCAAAGAATCTTCCAGCAATCGTTGCCGTTTTAGTAGCTCCCGATCCAGATAAGATTAATTGATCAGTCTTAGAGAACTGAGGCATATCCTTAGGATACAGGACTGCATCCGCAACAAAGTTTGGAGTTCCTGCACGACCATTCAAAGATGAAACATCTTGGAATACTGAATGGATATCTTCTACACTATAAACTTCAATATTCTGAATACCAGTTTGGAATTTAACTTCGTCATTAATAATTACTTGCTCACCAACGAGGAAATTTCCTGCAGTTTGTGAGAGGAAATATTCATTACTACTTGAAGAATGAAGATATCCTGTAGCACCACTAGATAAACCTCTTACAAACGAGGTAAGTGGGACATCAGTTTGATTGTATGTATTTCCTAAAGTTAATTTAGTAAATGTTTGAATGTCATACAGGTATAAATCAAATTCAGTTGCTGAACCTTTATAACTATCATCAGTCAATCCAAACCAATATACCCTAGCTTCACCAATCTGAACTCCCAGTCCTGCAGTAGCGGCATCAGTAATATTATTAGTACTTTCTTCGTTTCTTCTATTAAAGTAAAGTTGAACAACATTATTATTGGTAGATCCAGCACCACCTGCATCAGTATCGCCAATATTTAAATATGGAGTTCCTGCAACGTTATTAACTCTCAGTTGTCCACCCATACTGAAGTTGACAACTGAATTTTCAATTCTTTTTGTTGTTCTTGGTTTTTTAACATCGAGGACAGTTGCACTAACTAGATCTACATCATATCCTCTGACATATGCAGTTCCTGCAGAAACTTTTACTGCTAGATTAGTCTCAACAGGTGTATTACCTTCATCAGTTACTTCATCTTCTCTGAAGATACCACCATTACCGACTTCATCATTGAGAGAGTCTTCAGTTTCAACAATGAAGTTTTCTACAGCATAATTTCCAGACTCATCAAAGGTTCTCTTTGCAAAGTAATCTTTAATTAAATTGTACTGGGAAGCATTTTGAATTTTTCTAATCTTGCCTTCATCAATTCTAACTAATTCAATAAAGTTAGTATCATCATTATCAGTAAGTTGCTTCTTAGCTAACTTAGTGCTAATTTTTAAACGATCTGCTCCAGGAGCAGCATAGTTTGTAAATCCTTTTGCATTATCATTCAGATCTTCATCTTGATCTGCATTTACAATTTCTTCAACAACATCAAATCCAACTCTAAATGATGGTTCCTTATCGTAAGGATCAAGAACAATTTGTGCATTAGGAACATCTACGAAGTGTCCTCTAATAAAATATACACCCTCTGCTACACCTACAGCATATCCTGTTGATGCTGCATTAGTTGATGTTAATGTAAGAATGGTATCACCAATTACAAGTGTAGTATTACCATAAGTTACATTTTCCTCTAAACGTAAAACCTCACCATCAAAGAATTCTACTGTTGATGAATCATTAGCAGCATCTTTATACTTTACAAATAAAGTAACTTCTTCTACATCAAGTTCGGGTGGAAGAAGATATCCTTTTACTTTACCTACAACCTCAGAAGTTTCACCAATTACTTGTGCTCCCTTCCCACCATCCGCTGCAACAAGCGCATCAAGATAAATCGATACATCAATGCCAAGATGTGTCGGATTTACTTTTATTGTTGTGAATTCATTATCACATGTAATTCCACCAGGAATTACCATAGAACCTTCTTTGAACACATGTGTTCCGAAGGATTCTACCTGATTCTGCAAGATAGTTTGAAGACCAGTAAGTTCTCTTGCCTGAACAGGATATCCAGGTTTGAACAGTACCTTATAGAAATTATCTAACTTATCAAAATCATCATAATATGGATTTACGTTGAGGTTCGTCTTTTGTGGCATTTTTTAGAATTCCAGTATAATTTTGATGTCTTCTTTTTGGCGTGGGTTCCTAGCAATAGATGCCCTATTGTCGAGGTAAATAATCTCCCCCGAACCTTTATTTATTTCAGGTACTGACAACCCCTGAACGTAATTAACTCCCAGATTATATAATTTGTTTCCAACTGGGTTAGTAGTGATACCCGCAAAGTTTTGATCAATGGATCCAGCAAATCCAGATGTTTCACCTGTAATTTGATTTGATGATGATTCAAAAGAGTAATTTCTACCTTCAGTTGAAATTCCTGGATAGTCTGTGGTATCCTTGGTAGTACGATTAAAGTATAGTGATCTATCTTGGAAATACTTTAAGACCTTAGTCTCATCTTCCCAAGAAGCAACATATCCAACTGCTTTACTACCATTAGCAAGATTTTGTATAATTTTTTCACCAACTTTAGGTTGACCAGTTACACCACCTTGCAAAATATTAAACTTGAATGAATCTAAAGAACTGTATGTGGGTTCAGTATATGTATTAGCAGTTCCAACAGAAGTTGGATTCTTTACAATAGAAACCTGTGAAAATACGGTATTTGTTGGGAAATCATCTGCCCCATCAAATCTTGCGTAAACTAGGACTTTATCGGTTCCCATTTCAGAATAGATGTTATATCCATGCCCTCTTGCTGGTGGGATGATTGGAATTAATTTTGCAAGACTTCCTGTAGCACTTGAATTAATACTACCAAGATCTACCATTGCATAAGAATATCCTTTTCCACCAGATGTAACGACACAATCGGTAATTACACCATTAACAACATTGACTCGTACCATTCCACCAGTTCCATCACCAATTATTGGTAACTCTTGATTAAGACCATTGGCATAGTTACCACCACCATTTTCAATATAAATCTTTTTGATTTGATTTTCATTGATACTAGAGTCGCCTGCCTCTCTAACTGCCCTAATTTGTGCATCATTAGTTGTCAACCAATCATTAGGAACTGTGACGTAATCGGTAGAGTCAAATTTAATGATATCACTTGGACTTACTGTGAACAAATATTTCCAGATATATCCATCACCACTATCACCTGCTCTAGATGGTTCTAAATCCGTGAAGGTTGGTTGATCTTGTGATACATTACCCTTGAAGTTTGCAGTGCCTCTAGCACCACTACCACCATTGTCAATACAGATATAAACTCTGAAGTCAGAGTTCATTACATAAAAGTTAGAATCAAATAATCTGGAAGAATTTGAGATTGGGGATGGATTTGAAACACTGTAGTCATGACGATAAATTTCATATCGTGTTCCAGCAACCCAATCAATTCTTTTGATTAGTCTCCTAACATTCGTCTTTGTAATTCTTTTACCAAACATAGAAACATCACCAACATGCTTCTGATACGCTAAGTTATCAGTAGGAGCTGGTGGGTAAGTATTCCATGTTTGATCCCTACCAAAGGTTGTTCCAACGGGATTGGGCAAACCTACCTGAACATAGTAAGAATTTCCATCAGCCTCAATAGAGTCTACGAAATTATTAGCATTCAGGATTCTAAATTGATCAGTAACAAGTGCCGACATTGTTATCTTTTTTTATATATTTATATTGGGTTATCAGGGGTAGAAGATTAAGTTGTTATCAACGTAAAGATCATTGGATGAATTTGAAGCGCGTGGCTTGTTAGCAAGAACTGCTCCGGTATTAAATTCACCAAAGTCACCCCTTCTCTGGATAGTTGGGAATGTGGTTAATCCAGAGTTGGTTGTATATCCAGTAACACCTATAGCAAGTGGATTTACTCTTGCATTGAAGTTATATATTCTACCCCAAGAAATATAACCAAGTGCTGTAGTAAGACCTGCATTATTATCATCCCAATTTCCAGTTGCAGCGATACCTGCAAGATTGGAACCACTATGAACATTACAGATAATCTCACCAGGTGCTGTTCCTGTACTAGTAGCAGAGTCAACAATGTAAATATTATCAAGGTGTGTTGTTCCAATTCCAACAACATCATTATCAGAACTATAGATTGATGTCACACCATCACCAAGAACAGTGTCAAAGATATAAACTGGATAACCTGCAACCAATGCTTGTACATTTGAAGCATTATCTGTTTCACCCTCACGGAGATAATCTCTAAATCCGTTATACATGAATTTAATAGCAGTTTCACCGTTAGAACCTGTTGCTGGTGCAATACCAGTAATAATTCCAGCGAATCCTTGTACATTCAGTGAGTTGAATACTGATTGTGTTGTAGCAGATGGAACTTCAATAATGCTATTGGGTAGATTTGTTGATGTGTATCCAAATCCAGGATCAGTAATTGTTACAGAAGCAATTGTTCCACCAGCAGAAATTGTTGCAGTTGCCGTTGCGGTTGTACCAATACCAACGCCAATATGCTTAGGTGCGGCGATTGCAACTGGTAGAGATGATCCAGTATATCCAAGACCAGGATTTGTAACTGTGATTCCATTTACTGTTCCACCAGCAGAAACTGATACTGAGAATTCAGCAGCTTGTGGATCTGCTTCGCCCTCAACAATAAATGCATCAAATGTAAATGTATTCTGCTTATAACCATATGCAATTTCATCAAAGTCAAAGAACTGTGCATTATCTACAAAGATCTCAGTAGAATCAGTTTCAATATTTCCAATAACCTTAGCAGTTGGGAAGATTAGTGGTTCCAGAATGGGTCTTGTCTTTGGAACAATATCTCCATTAATAAACTTATCATTCTTTTGTTTAATCCAATCAAATGGTCTGAAGGTATTTGAATCAATACCTGGACCAATATATGTTGGAGTTTCTAGAGTATCAGATCCAACAATCTCTCTGATAGTTCTATTAGAGAGATGATCAACAGTAGATGCAAAGTCAGGATGCTTTCTAACAAATAGATCATCACCAACTTTAAGTGATTCTTTAACGGTTGTTATACCAACATCAACTCCTTGTGTACCAACATAGAAGAAAATATCAACTCTATCGTTGATTCTAGGTGGTCTTGAGAAGATGAATGATGTGCCACCATCAAATGAATATGAATATCCAGGAGTCTGAATAACACCATTGATGAAAATAATCAAGACTGCATCAAGATTGATTGCACTAGAAAGATCACTTGCAGGATCAAGTTCAAAACTTAGCAGATTATTTTCATAGTAAATTGGGAATCTGGTTCTAGTTCCATCTTGATATGCAGCGATGCTATCAATATAATCCATTTCACCGAATGACCATGCTGAGAAGAAATCATTGAAAGTTTGAGTAATTTCAATCTTGAAGTCTTCTATTGGTTCAGTAAATCCTTTAGCAGTTACAAGACCAACAACTTTAACAACATCACCAGGTGCAAATGCATAACCATTTCTAACAACTTTGAAGTTGGAAACATTATACAATGCTCCAGGTGCAATTGTTCTGGTTGGAACAGTTCCAATATTAGGATCAACTGCTTGTGTAACAATACCAACAAGAGTGTGGATTGCTGAAGCAACATTTGCACAAGTTGGATTGTTAGAATCAATAGTGATAGTAACATCTTTAAATTGTGTAAGTGCTGTATGACCACCAGTTGTGATGGTTTCATTTCTCATGGCTTGAACTGCCATCTCTTTTGCTTGACCAAATGCGTAGATTGTTTGATCTTCCTCACCCTGAACATGTGCCCCAGTAATATAAAGATTAGCAGCATCTACTGTAAGGTCATTTCCACCAAACTTAAGGTTATATGCCATTGCCTCAAGGACATCAACAATATCATCCTTACAATCGCGAGATGTTGTTCCTGATGGAGGAGTATACGATGGGAATTGTGCCAACATTCTTCCATAAGCAATTTCAGAGATGAAGTCAACATTTGCTTCAATTAGATTTGATGCGTCAAAGAACCTATCACCAGTTTTGTTTTCGGTTGTTTGTGCAATTTCAAGATTAACTAAAAGATTTTTGCCACAATCAGTAGTTGCACCAATTCCAAGTCTAGAAACACCCACAATGGACATATTTTCATAATTTGGTTCTGGTACAATAATTTGTGGATTGATATATCCCGTTCCAGCATTATCAATTGAGAATGCAAGCGTGCCACCAGCACCAACCTGTGCCGAGATAACTGCACCATTTCCTCCTCCACCACCTTTACCAACGTTTACGGTAATAGTATCGCTTGTAACCGCTGTAATTGGGATGCTTACGCCTGAAGCAGGATCAGATGGTCTTGGATATGGTTGTTCAGTGAAGAAACTATCATCTTCACATCTGAAGAAAATACTACTATTGCCAATTGAAACTGTATTAGATGTAGTTAATCCATGATCATCAATTGTGAGTTGTAAGACACCAGTATGTGGAATATATGATGCATCTGTTACTGTATGTGTTGCACTAGTATTATCGGTTACTCCGTTTATCAGTGCTCTTGAGAATCTATGCTCATATTCAATATCAGTAACTCCAATAGCAATTGGATTTCTGTATCCAGATCCAGTATTACACTTGAAGTGCTCATTTATAGTTCCACCACCAACATAGAAATGATCAACTGTACTTGGACCAACTACAACATTGAGTTTAGTCCTATCAATTATATTAAAGATTTCTAATGGGCGATTATGATCTGGATATGTATAAGTACTCGATCCAAGAGTACAAGTAAATCCAAGACCGATGAGTCTTACACTATCACCTCCTTTCAGATAATGTGAACTGGAGGTTTCAATCTCCATAATTCCTGAATTTCTATCATAATCTGCAGTGCTGATTGCAACTGGATTGAGATAAGTATTGATACCAACAATCTCTGTTAATTCACCAGAACTATTCTTTTTAGCAATAACCTGTGCTCCGACAAGTGGTGCATACCCAAGACCTGGAGTAGAACCAAGAGATACTACTAAACCACCTCTTGGAATCTGATTCTGGTTTATATCAAACTCAGACTCAATCTGACTACCATCAGTTGAAGTAATGCCAGTAAAGACAACACTTGAAATTCCATTGGTACTATCATTTTGGAAAATATAATTTTGACCAACATTGTTTTCAGTTGTTGGAGTTTGGAATACTCCGTTAATAAAGAGAATGCCATTACCTGGTTCAATACCAACAGTATTAATACCACTAATCTTATTAGTATATGTTTTAGCAATACCTGTGAAAGAATCAGAGATATCATCAAAGATCATATTGCTGGAATAATCTTGCCTTAAGAATGTTCTTCCCGAAAACTCTGCAGTTACATATGGAAGATTGGACTCATTTCTTCTTGCTCTAGAATTTCCCTTAGGTGGATCAATAAAGTGAACCTTATTTTTAACAATATTAATAGATCCTCTATAGATTCTTGCTTCAGTGCCATCAGTGTGTGATGTTACACTAGATCCAACTACTCCTCTTTCAACCGATACAGTTGAGAATGTTGCTCCAGCACCTGCTGCAATAACTCCATTGATGGGTCCTAAAAGTTGTCCTCCAGCATTAGTACTAAATCCAACTTCAATAACCTTCATGTACTCATCATCAATTCTGATTAGATCTCTTGATTGAACTGAAGCAATACCAGAAAGATTGAAGGTATTAATTCCAACACTAATTGATCCACTATTATGAAGAAGTGTGTGAGCAATAGGTGTGAAGTTGATTGGTTGCTGAACAATACCATCAAGACCAATAACAGTTTTAGTAAGTTTCTTAGTAAATTCAAGTTCATGAGAATTTCCAAGACCAGCATCAGTAAATGTTACAAAGATTCCTGCTCTTGCATATTCCTCTCTAGTCGCCAATTTAAATGTATTTGGAGTAAGAGGAATTGAATAGACTCTCTCAGGAAGTCTGTCAGTAACAATGCCAAGGTAATTGGCAGTCTGACCGATACCCATAGCAGATGCACCAATACCAGTGAAAGTAGATACTGGAGTATAAATCAATTCTTCACCAGTATTAAAAAAGTGATCCTTCATTTGAATTACACCAGTGGTGTAATTTACGATTGTTTCTGATGCAGGATTCCCACTAGTAATGTTAGGATCAAATTTCTTGACATAAATGGGTTTACCTTCGTGAGTTATATCAAAACTTGTTCTGTTTGCTCTGAGACCATTTAGACCATCATATGCTGTCAATAAAAGATTCTGATCAATCGGACCATACTCAAGAGGTCTTGTTTGATTATCAAAGTCCATATCTCTATAGAAGACTTCATTAAGTGCTTGAGTCTCTACATCTTGATATCCAGCATCTGGGTGGAAGTTAAGATAGAAATTAGTTCCACTTACTTCACCACTAAATGTACCAAGACCAGTTGTGTTATTGACAGGTGCAAATGGTCCAGGAACAACTGTTGTGAAGTTTTCTTCATCATTAGCAAGAATTGCAACCTGATGAACTGCAGATGATTGACCTGCAGCAACACGAACTATTGATGCAGAAGATGATATAGATTCAATGTCAAATTGTGCTACTCTAATCGTAGATGTTCCTACGTTGTTGGTAGATTCTAAACGAGCACTAATTTCAGTTCCAGCAGGTTGTCTATTGACTAAGAATCTATAAGTTCCAATACCTGAAGCGGTGGTTCCAAATCCAACAATGTTGGAGCGTACATCATATGATATTGTTGTAGAGATGCCAGTATTACTTGCTGTCAGTGAGATTACATTAGCAGAAGAATCATACTCAGCATTCAATACACCAGTTTGAACCGCGCTATAAGATTGAGTTGTTGTATCGAAGTAGTATTCGCTGAGGTAAGTATCCGATCCATCAAAATCTATAACTGCCTCAACGTAATTTGCATCTTCTCTATGCAATGCATCAATAATTTCAATAGATGCAAATGCAGCATTGAAATCGTTAGCATCAAATGTGGCAATAGTCTTAGTGCTTGATGCAGTACCAACACTAGTAATACCAGAAACAAATGAACCCGTCAGATTAATTGAACCAAAAGATTCGGTTCCAAAACCAGTATTTCCTGATGGCAATGATTCAAATTGGAATTTTCTCTTTAGAATCTTGATATCATGATCAGTATTGTATGGGTCTACTGGGGTGAAGATTAAGGTCTTCCTTCCCTTAGAATCAATGTTGGTGGAGAAGTTTCCTAATTTTCTATCAGAGAATGATGTATTTTTTTCAAAGAGGAATGTATTAGTTCCATCTCCATTAGACTGATAGATCAATTCTGACAACTGAACTGCGTCAGTATCTGGATCGACAATCTGAATTAAATATCTTAAATGATTTTCAGATTCTCCAATAACTTCAATTTCAGAGAATAAATCTTGGAATCCTCTACTGGAGAATTTAGTACTAATATCATCATGAATCAGGACTCTATTTGTTCTACATTCAGTGAAACTTGCAAGTTTAGTATTTTCAATCTGCAATTGATTAGACTGTAAGAATGAACCAAATTGACTATTGAGAGGATCTAGGTCAACAGCATTATCAAAGTTATTGATAATATCAACCCTACGTTCATTAATAATATCAAGAACAACAATAGCAACCGATTGTAAAGTGGTTTTAATACCTACAGCAGGTGCAGAAGATGTTATACCAACATCAGCAAAGTTCTTCATACCTGCTGGATGAATTACGCTATTGACAGGACTTGAGAATTCATCCCATGTAATAGGACTTTGAACAGAGTATGATAGATTTTGATGATAATCATTATCCGATGTTACCTGAAAATCTTCACTAACTTTTCCAATATCATCACGCCATCCAGTATTAACTCTAGATGCATAGTCAATATTAAGTTTAGCTCTCTTACGAGTAACATCAGTTACATCTGCAATTGTCCCACTAACAACACCTCTAATCTTTGATCCTGCTCTAAGGACATAATTGCCATTAACTTTAATATAGTCATCTCTGACCATAGTGACCTTTAGATCTGATGGGAAATATCCTGTTCCAACATCAATAGATAGTCCCTCATTTATCACAAATGGCGATCTATCCTGGACAATATTAATGACTGGATAATTTTTCTTGTTTACAATAGTTGCATATCCAGACTGGAATATCTTAGCAAAACCTGGACTTGTTGTAAAACCAATTCCATCATTACCTTCTAAACTAAAAGTTAGAATTGCAGGACTACTATCAATATAATCAATAACTTTAAAGAACTTATATTCATAATCTTCAGAGTTATATCCATCACCCGATGTTTCCATCTGAACACCTTCAACGAAGATATTATCACCTGGTGCAAATAGTGAAGTGGTAAATCCAAGAATTGGTGTAGTAAGAGTACATGTTGCAACACCAACTTGACTGGTAATCATAGAACTGATACCAACACCATTAGAATTGTTTACTGCAATTAACTTATGAGGTTCGGACTTGAGACCAAAAATTGGACCAAGTTGCTTTATTTCTGCAACTGCACCAAATGGTGCGGTTGCTTCAAACATATCATCATTAACAATTTTCTTATCCGTATCATTCCACAGTACTACTTTAGGATCACTAAGATAATTTTTACCACCAAATTCAATTTCAATATTTTGAATAATATCTAAATTATCAATTGCAACGATTGGTGCAACTGATGCTTCAGGTCTTAATGTATTATCTCCACTATAATCATAACCAATGGATCTAAATCTAACTTTCTTGATTCTACCTATAGAAGTTGAAATAGCGACAAGGTTAGCGTTTACACCATCTGTAGAGGTAACATCGTTAAATTTAGGAAGTCTATCAAAATTAAATCCTTCAGAAACAAGACTAATTTTTCCAATTGCACCATTAATTGCCGAAGAAGACTTTGTAGAGTATTCTAGTTTTTCACAGTCCTCACTAAGATATGTTAAATTATCAGGTAGTCTAATTGGTGAGAATTTGAATGTAGTTGATCCAATACCAAACACATTATAAGTGCCATTATATGGACTATTAATAAACTCAATTTCACTAAAGTTATTAACACTATTATCAGCAGTGCTTATATATCCACTCTTTTCTATATTATAGAATAGTTTTGTTGGAATATTTTTAGAATAGTTTAATGTTGATGATGCTTCACCAGATGTACCAATGCCAACTGTCCCAAATCCAACAACGTTAAATTGTCTACTATCATATGATGAAATGTATTCATTGATAAAGTCACTATCAGTATAGATGTTAAACTTATAACCATCTAGAGATTCATCACTTAAATCAAATTTGAGAGAATTATTTTTTATAACTTCAATTCTTGGATTGACTAGTGAGAAAGTATGATGCGTATCTCCCGTACCAACAATATTGACAGATGTTTCATTATCAGGATTACTATCATAAAGAGTTTCTGCAAGTCTAAACTTACTTCTAGTATCCTCAATCACATAGTATGATCCAGTATGAAGACCTATAGCAACTTCAGAACTTTCATAGTAAACTTTATCTCCGGTTTTATAACCATGATTATTAATCGTAATCTGATTAGTTACAGTGCTAATGTCAGAAGAAGTTATTCCAATTGGATTAATTAAAAGTTTTTTACTATTTTCATTAAATTTAACTGTGACATGAGTAGATGTTCCGATACCAACAGTACCTTTAGGAACAACATTCACCTTAATCTTATCATTATTGATAAGTCCATGAGTTGCAGCACAACTCACTTGAGTTACTAATCTATCAATATCTGCTGTAACTTGTGTCTTACTATTTTCAAGACTATACTGAGCATCATCAGATCCAGATGTATGGAAATATAAACCATAACCAGAGGTTGTTAAACCTACGGTGGTTACCAAACCAATATAATTTGGTCCTTTATTGATTATATAAAGTTCACTTTCAAGAGTAGTAGTATTGGGTATAAAGAAATTATTATTGGGTGTATTATCTTCACCAGCAAGAATGGAATTTACACCAGGTTTATTTGATCTTCTCAATATAACCCTTTCCCCAGTTTTAAATGGATGACCAGGAATATAGATTTGATTGAATGGAATTGATACAGTTTCTGAAACATTTCCAATAGTAAATGTTTTCTGTGTTGAACCACCAGTAGTTGTTCCAATACCAACAGAATGAAGAGCATTAAAAAATACTTTATTAATTCTATCAGATTTGAATTCTTTAGTTTTTACAGGTAAAGTAATTCTGTTTGGTTGAAGGCGGAGTTCTGATCCAATAGTATGACCAAAACCAGCAGTTCCAAATCTATGAACTCTCAATACACCATTATTATAGTTGTTTAGAACTGTAAGAATTTCATTTCCAAATTCAGAACTTACTACTAGTGTACTACCAACAGAAACAGTACTGAACTTTTTAGACGTGAAGATATCTTCATATCTTCCACCAGGAGTGCTGGTATATGGAACCATAGTACCAGCAAGTCCAACAGTTTCTGATTTAATTCCTACTTGGAATGTACTATTGAGTGCTGCAAGAGAAGTAGAAAGTCCACTTACAAGAACGGTATCTTTATCGTTGAATGGGAAACCCAATCCCTTGTCAAGATTATATGCAGAAACCTGTCTATCATTATCCCATTCAAGAATTGATCCTTCAAAGGATTCTTTAGTTGTAGTAATTAAAGTTACGCCAATACCAATCAACTCTGATACAGAACCACGCAGACCAGATCCACCAGATTCAGTTAAGTTAAAATTAACTGTATCATCAATCTGATAACCTTCTCCACCATCAATGACTCCGATTTCATCAATAACGCCTTGAGATACTGCATTAACAATACCTAATTGTTGATACTTTTCATAACTCTCATTCAAGAAATCATAATTTGCACCAACTTTAGAAACATTATATGGAAGAGTATTTCTAACAAGGTTGGAATTATTGAAGTCAAATGATTGATCTAAACTAAAATTCTCAGTAAGAACCTGAGAATTATATGTATCACCAATAACATACGGATAGAGAGGTTCTAATTCACCAGTTACATTACTAGTTGTTACTCCAACAAAGTATGCATAAACACCATTAGGAAACTCTGGAGTTCTACAATATCTACCATTGTGTCTATCTAAGTCTCCTGAACCAGTATATTGATAGTCATCAATAAAGAATCCTGCACTAAGACCTACAGGTCTGTCTATCACACGATTAGACTGTAGTTCATAACTTGGATTAATAATCCTAACACCAGATTGAATATCAACAGGATCAATATATCCAAATGGACCATAGATTGGATTACCATCATATGCCCATCCAATGATTGGTGAGTGTGCTCCATTAAACTCTTCAAAATTTGATCCTAAATCTTGAGAATATCCAAAGATACCATAAACAAGATTATCAGTCTTACGATTCTTATAAAGATTAGAAAATATCTTTACGTTTGGATTACTTCTAGAAGATTCTGCAAATCTAAATGCATCGTTTACGTGCAGTTTTCTAACTCTAGTGTCAAACTTAGCACCATAACCTCTAGATTTTACTAATATCCGAGTTGAATTAGAACTATATCCAATTCCACCATTAAGAACAACCACATCAGTAAGTTGTCCATTATTGATAATTGGTTTTAAAATCGCACCAGTACCGGGGATAGCAGATGTATCTTCAACAATCAATTCTGGTAATGAAAGGTACCCACTTCCTTTATTAAGAATCTGTATCGCTTGAATTCTACCATTAGTAATAATTGGACTTAATTGAGAACCCTTTCCTTCACTTACATCAACTAATGGTTTTGTGTGAAGATTCAGTGTTTCAGAACCATATCCAGATCCAGTCTCATATAAGTATGCATCTACAATCTCACCAGTAATTAGAGGTGTAATTGTAAATGTTCCGCCCGTGGTATTTGCATATGAGACATTTACTTCAACTTCAACAGGTGGATATTGGAAAATTTGATATCCACCTTGTAAGTTAAGAGCGTCCGTTGTAAATCCAACTATATCAACAAATTTCTTCCTATCAATATTTTCAGTTATAGTTGCACCAATTCCAACATCAATAAGTTTAAATTTATCATCATCAAGTTTATGTAAATGATATTGAGTATCACTAGAAAGACCAACAACACTAAGATCTGTGGTTGTGCTTACCCCTGAGAATGTTGAGTATGTGTAGTTGATAATATCGCCAGTCTTAAATCCATGATTTTCAAAACTAACAGTATTATATTCTGTAGAGAATCCTACATTTTTAACTCTAAGTTTTCTATGCGTATATCCAGATCCTGATTCAAGAACCTTAATTTGTCTCAGATTTTTCTTTGAAACGGTTCTAAACTTATGGATGCCAGCAGTGCCTGCAGGAACTGCAAGACCTAAAGTATTAATACCAGCAACTCCTGAGAGCGCCTCTCCTGCCGTTTTAAAGAGTTTTATTGAAGATGTGTTGATAACCCTTATAACATACTCATCGCCGCTTACAAGTGCTCCTTCGACTGTCTGATTGCCATCGTATGCAGGTCCAAGTGCAATAGGAGTATTTCCATTCTGATTGTATATAATTACCTCACCATTAGTCAAGAAATGAGGTTCTCTAAATCTGATGATCTCATTAATTACATCAACACCACCACCAAGAGACAATGGTCTACTATCAAATTCCACTTCACGGAATCGAGCTCCAACAACAGGTTGTAAAACAGCACCACTACCATTTCCACCTTTAATTGATATCGACTCTACACTATCAATATCAAATGGTTGAGGATTTACAAATACTTGTTTAACGGAACCAATAATAGTGGGTTCTACTTTTGCACCAGATCCAGTTGCATTAACAGTAGTAAGTGTAATACCTGGTGGATTTAATACATCATAATCTTTACCACCATTCAATACATCAAATGATTCTAAAGGACCATAATGAACAGAGTCTGTAGATTCTGGACTACTAATCTCAGTCCCATCAATAAGTGTACCAATGTTACCCAATCCTCTATTATCATCTACAGGAAGAGATTGTGGTGGAAAAAGTGAGAACTTCCTTAAAATACTATTGGGAGAAAGTACTCTGTCTTCATGACGAGTAAGAGTAAAATTATGTGTTCCAGTTGTATTTGTATTAGGTCCAAATCTTACATAATCATTTCCAGTCATATCATCCTGGAGTAATGATAATGAGATGTATAATTTTATTTCACTGTTAGTAATTTTCTTGATATAGTAGTAATCGCCAGATACTAAACCACTTAATTGATTATCAGCAGTATATCTGATTTGATCGCCATCAATAAATTTAACATCTTGTGGAAACTTAATGGTAGAATAGTTTTTAAAGAAACTACTAAATCCACCAAGATTATTTACTGTTCCATCTGGAATTGAAGATTCAACAATTTGATCTTGAATACTATATCCAGGTAAAGAGTTTGAAGCAATATATCCAAATGGACTCTTATCATCCGTATATACGTTTAGAACGTTGGAAAGATACTTGTTTCTACCATCTTTCAATTCAACGCCAAATGTATCTGCCTTAACTAATAATCTTCTAATACTATATGTTAAATTTGGATTAGAAGTAAAGTTAGTTAAACCTGAAAGGACAACCTCTTGAGTAGTATTATTGACAGAATCAACAATACCAAGATTTTGAGTTGCACGATTATTACTATCACCTATCAATACTTCGACTGTATCACCTTTCTTAAGTTGAGACTTATCGATATTAGTCTTTAGTGTAAAGGTTGCTCCATTGATTTCATCAATAGAAAATCTTGTAGAGGTATTATAGATCCAAGAGTTTGCAAATATTTCTTTATACGTTTTATCTTGAGTAGGATTGTTAATTATTTCTCCTACATTTTTTACAGCGATGACTTCATCTTCTTCCATCAAAGGAATATCATCAATTGCTTCAAAGTTCTTTAATACGCCAGTGATGCGAAAATGAACTGGCTTAGTAATATCACCATCTTCATATCCAAAAATTGTCTCATTAGATCTTATACCAGAAGTCTTATCAATTAATGTACCAATACCAACAGTAGTTGAGATTCCTGTACATCCAAAGAATTGATTGACACTCTTCGATGAATAATAAATTACATTATTATTTGCTACAATATAACCAGTCTGTGCAAATCCAATAGTAGAATCTACAGTTATAATAGTATCTGTAGGAGATCTGTCTTCTAAAGACCTAGTAAATGGGGTAATATCAAATTTACCTTCAATTAAATCTCTATCATTATATCCAACAAACAAACCAATGTTGTAGAAAGTTTCATTATCTCTAGTGAAGATCTCTACCTCAGAAACTGCAGCATTGGTTTCTAAATCATTAGAACGATATACAGTCTGACCTTCTAACTTAAATGGATTCCCAGATAAAACTTCTGCTGCTACCTGCTCTCTTCTAATATATTCTGCAGAGGATGGTTTGATTAGTCTATTTTCAAGATCAATAACCTTTGCTTTAACACCATAAAGAACTTTGAAAAGAATAATAACAGATTCTTCAATGCCTTTTGATTGATAGAAACTTCTAGCGTGCTTGATGAAGTTACCAACATTCAATCCTTCTACAAAGGTTTCTTCTTCAAGACCTGGAGTAAAAGTTCTCTTTAATTTCTTATAAAATTCTTGTAAAAATAAGGCACTAAGATTTTGAATTGTCTCACCAGTCTCATGAGACTCTGCTTCAGTGTCTTCAAATATTACACTCTGGCGATTAACATTACTAAAATTACTTATAGTTGTATCATCATATCCAGTGATACCATTAAAACCTCTAATACATCCTGTAAAAGTGGTTTGAGTTTTTCCAGTGTATGTAATGATTTCATCGTTGATCTTCAGCAGACCATACTCATCAGGAAAACCTTTAGTTGATGTGACAGTTATAATGTCATCATCGGTATCAATTGCAGAACTTAGAGTTGTTTTACCAATAACAACTTCAGGAACAAGATTATCTAACTTGATATACCTGTCAAGGTTATCAATCAGATCTATATTACCACCCTGAAATTCTTGAGAAATGTAATATTGTTTAAAAAACTCAACAGCTTTTGGGAAATCAACAACCAAAAACTCAGGGAGTTGACTCTCAATAATTTTATTGAGTTGAACTCTCTTCTCAAATTGCGACATATTTTATTTCCTCTCTAAGGATCCGTTTGAATAACTTGAAGTATAATAATCTCTAGTAAATGAGACGCCAGAAATATCTTCGCCAGATGCGATGACATCTTTAACCATATTTATCTGACTATTAGAGATGTCTAATGTCAGATACAGATCTTTAAGACCAATAACATCATTGGATTCTGGGAACGCTTGAACCTCAATAAGATCATTAGGTTCAACTGTAGAAACAATATTAATTGTATTCAGAATAATTTCACCTTTATTGTAGTCAACAGTTCCAGCATCCTTTACAACAACAGTTCTTTGACTGTTTTCACCTAATTTAACAACGGAAAGAATACCATATCTAGCATCAGATGTTGGTGCATCTGTAAGATATACTACAGATGCTTCTCCAGCAATTCTGAATCCTGTTGATTTAATATTCAGACCATTGGGACTTACATGAAACTTATTACCAAAACATAATTCATATTGTGCAAACTGGTTCTTCAGGACCTTTATATCTCTTCTAATTCTAATTCTAGTAATATTAGAAGTGATTGAATTATCAACACGATCAATTAATTGAAGAACTTTACTATACTTAAATCGCCCACCAAAGCGATTCATATCAACATCCTTAGAATAATTGGTAAGTGCTGATGTAACATTAGTTTTCAGATTATCAACACTAGCAGTCTGTGATAGGTTGTAGTAAATGTTGCTATCAAGTTCAACATAAAGAACTTTCAAGTCAATAATCGATTGTCTAATACCTGCAATTGAATAAGATTTAAGTTTATTCAGGATCTGCTGCTTATCAAAGTCTGAAACGTATGTACCATTCTTAGGTTTAATACTAATCTGAACAGTACCAAATCTAGGAGGTGATAACTCTTCTCCACCAACAACTGCAACTGATTCAGTACTAGGATAAATGGACTGAATGATTGCTTCATAGTCTCTTGATGTAACTGCTCTATACTGTGCTGAATAGAGTCTAGGAGCAAAGTACTTAACTGACTTAACATCCTCCACTTCACCACCGTTAGACGCCTTCTGGACGGTGTTAACAGCGACTGATGCAGTAGGAATAACTCTGATGTTCTTGTCATCAGTGAAATTGCCTTGAAAATCAAATAATGCAGGTCCATTACCTGCCGAACCATCAGTAACAATATACCTAACAGTAACAATATTGCCTGTTTCTAACTCTTTTCCAAAATAACCGTCACCAAACATGATTTCATAACGATTTTCCTGAACTTCTTGCATCAAGAAGATTTCAGAATACTTATCAATGTTTAAAATATTATCAATATGCTTAAATTCTCTGCCAAGACCAGTATCATTGGCACCAGAGACGTAAACTCTGACTGTAGAGGTGTCAATATTGGGATTATCTAGAATATAACGTTGATCTATTGAAGTATCAACACTAAATTGACGTGTCAGGTATGATCCCTGGAAGACTGTAATGGGATTTACATCATCTCCGAACACTGCTTTCTTGTTTTTGACCGCAGCAGTGATTCTTTCGGGTACTGAGAAGCGATATGACGTATTATCTGCCGCACCAACACACACTAGACCAGGTTCTAAGGTCAATATAGAGCTTGATGTGTCAGTTGGTACCTCAAATTTGATCTGTGCCCTTGCAGAGGTCCTAGAACGGGGTATATAACCAATGTTTCTTGCAAGTGATACCACATTTTCACGGACTGTAGCACTATCCAGGAAGGATTCATTGACTACAAGGTTCGCATTAAAGGCATTAATGTAAGTATTATAAGCAAGAGTGTCAATTAAGACCGAAAAGTTGGATCCTTCAAAGTCAAAGTCGGTAAAATTAGAGTTACCTCGGAGATATTCTCTAATCTGAACCTTAATTTGGTCAAAATCTAAGTTAGTAAACTGTGTATAAGGCATTTTTTATCGCGTTGCCTCCAATATGAAGGAGAAGGCTTGTATTGGCAGGTCTAACCCAACGACGGTGAAGTGTACTTTTACATCAAAGGAGTTCAGATCAGGTTGAGGATCAACTTCAATCCTTAAATCATCAATCCTACGCTCATAAAAGCGTATTGTATTGCGTATTTGATCCTCAATAATCCTAGCACTACCGTGATCAATAAACTCAAATAGACTTCCACGGATGTCTGTACCTAATGTCGAATTAAAAAAGCGTTCAGTGGGTATCGTTTCTACTAAATTACGTACTGATCTAATGATCGCACGTTCATTAGTAAGCACAGGAACGTCCTTCGTCACTGGATGTGGATCGAAGGCAAAACTAATATCCTTAAATGCTCTAGAAACCCGCTGAACTGCCATTTAAATGGGTATATTTTCCTGAATATATTTATACCCTTACTCTTGATTTTGTTCTTCTTCCTTCATCTCCTTAGAATCTTCTTCTTTTTGTGGCATTGACCAGTAATCTGTAATAAGACTTTTAGTACCAAATTCTTGATACATGTAATCTTTATCTCTATCGACAGGTGAATTACCCATTGGACTCCTGTTGTACTCCTGGTTATATTAAACAGAACTTTTTAAGGGGTTCCTATCCCTCACTAATATTTATTTACGAGTAAAAAAAAGGGGTCGCCCCCTTAGCGACCCTGCCCACGATATTTCTTTTTAGCATTATTGCGAGAAGTCGCGGCGTACTTCGTGTTTTTTCCGTATCCTTGACGAGTCGTCTTCGGCTTAGATTCAACGAATGTTCCACCAGAAAGACCAGTTTTAGCGCGTGCCATAATTACTCAGTTGTAGTGATAGTAGTTTCAATTTCCGAGGGGTTCGGAGACCCAGAAGAGTAGAAGTCCTCTGCTAGGTCTGCTAGTTTATCAAAGTATTCCTCTTGCGTCAAGTTCTCTGCAAGTACTTTTCCGTCATGAGTGAGTGTATATAACTCCTGAGACATCTCAGATCACCCTTGTCTTCTCGTGACCAACTCTGATACGTGGATCACACCAGATCTCAAAACCTGCTGCGATTGCATCCAGACAGAATGATACATCCTCTCCACACATATCTTGTACTTCTCCTGATTCAAAGACCTGCATCTTAGGTGCAAACCATGGATACTTAATCTCTTCGTGCTCAAAGACTCCATTCTTAATCAGCAACCATCCAAATCCTGCATAGTCTACAGTGAATGGTTTCTTACGCTTAGCAATACTCTCAAGTGTCTCATGATTCATAACGCCACCATTAGAACGGAAATCATCTTCCTCCATCCAATGTGCAACACTAGTCGTCTGTCCATCTTCAGTACAATACCATCCAGATGCAATGTCCTGATCCATCAATACTAACTGATAGAACTTCTCTACATTGAATACAATATCACTATCAATCCATAACTGATAATCATACTGCAACTTACCATCCCATGGTTTCTGATCAGGTCCACGCAATACATTAGCACCAAGACACTTACAACGTGCAAAGTTCACCATGGAACTATAGTCTTGACTAATCTGAATACTTGCTCCGTTCTGTACTAGATCAAAACACAATTGTACAAAGTTCTTTAGGTATGTGTATGATACTCCTCTACCAGGTAGACAGAATACTACTGTCTTTCCCTTTATCATCTCCTTTGCTTTGGCATAATCCCACTCAGCAGGTCTAGGAGCTGCTACGGGCGTTTTTGCTTTTACTGTAAATCCTTTTGCCATAATTAGGTCAAATTAAAATGTGAATGCATTCAAATGTAATTATACTCCATTACAAGGAGCACGTCAATCTTTAAGTTCGGTTATCACGATAGCATCTTTATCAACCTCCAAATTTAACTGTGTACCTTCATACCACCCAAATTCAGAGATGATCCACTCTGGTATCTGAGCAACATATTCACCTGTTACGGGATCGACCTCTACAGTCGAAAAATTTTCACCGGAATTTTTTTGCATACAAGTTATACTGTTTTCCATTTCTTGGATTATATAGAAAAGTGTGGAGTTCTATAGAGAGGTCGCAAAAGCAAGACTTTATAGCTTAATGGTACCTTAGCGTTTTATATACGGGGGGACGCCACACGCGCCACGGCGCAACGCCCCCACCGACGGGGGCACTGCCTACCACGCACCAACGCTGCTGGCAACCCCTACGGGTCAGCGGCAACCCTGGAAGCGATCGCCACCAAGCGACTGCAAAGAGAACAGAAGACCGTTCGCGTAATCATGCAAACCTTTTGCGTCTTTAACGGAGGAATCCAAGAATTTACAGGAGTTCACCGCAAGGCGGACAGCATAATCAGAATGGCGTTCGGAGGTGGCACGGAACTCACGAAGGCATTCGCGTTCGTCGGCACCGTTGCGGATATA